GAACCCAAGTAGTTGCTGCCGATGACGCCAGCCTTGTCCACGCCCCAAATGAACACCCGTCCGTTGTAAAGGCTGGACGTGACGACGGTCTCGGGGCCGAATAGACCTTGGTCCCAGACCTCCGGGTCGCCCTTCTCGATGGCGTAGGAACCAGCCAGCGTGTAGCCAGGGTGGAACGAGCCTCGTGATGTGAGGAAGAAACGACCCTCCTGGTACGAGATGCCAACTGCACCGCCAGATGATCCCGCAAAATCGGTGAACGTCTGAAAGGATCGGTACTGGACACCTGGACCGTACGTGGCCGGGAAGAACGGAGCATCCACCAAGCCGCCACTCACTGGGTCGTTTCGCTTAGGTGCGAACGTAGGTCCTGGAATCACTAGGCGAGGTGGCGGAAAAACCCCCAGAGGATTTGGAGCATCCTGCTGGATCTGTGGCGACTGAATGACGCAAGGGATATTTCCGCCAAACCCGAGAGATGGGTCGTAGCCGCTAGCGACCAGAGCCCCAATACCTGGCTGGCCTCCATAGTTGATCGGCCCAAGAAATGCATTGACGTGCGGTCCACCGGCAGATCCTGTGGGGTTACCGGGCAGCACAGGTCCTGGAGGGGAGAACGACTGACCGTCCTCAAAGTTGGCAGTCTGCTTCCACCAACTGAACAGATACGTACTGAACGCATCGTTGATGGTGATGGGCTGGCCGAAGTAGTTGGTCCCACCAGGGGAGTCGAGCGACCACCAGAACTGCTCGCCTCCCTTATGGAAGGGCTGGTTGGTCATCAGGTTGTTGCCAGCCGGATCAGCCCCGCTGCTAGTAGGCCCGCCGCTGCCGTCAGGGAAGACGAGTTCACTGCCGCCGTAGAAGTTGTACGCCCGTGCGAACAGGCCGTTCCACATGGTGACGATGCCGCGATAGATCAGGATGCCGGTCATGAACCCGAAGTCTTGGACGTGCGTCCATTGGTGCTGACTGACGGCAGGGTTCATGCGGTACCACTGAGCGTGGTTGTTGGTGTCCACGTAGAACAGGTGCACCAGAGGATCGCCGTATGGCCTTGAGCCGTCAGGGTAGATCGGAGGCCACACGCCCATGGCAAACGTCGGGTGGATGTAGTGGGCGTTCTCTACGATCTTGGTGACCTGAACGACGGAGTTGCCAGCAGCGTCGGTGTCGTTGATCAGAGCCATGACTGACGGTTCAACTCCCCCCGCTTGAAGATCGCACCGTCGTTCGTGGCGTTGCCAGCACCAGTGCCGGAGTAGTCCACGACGAAGAACCCGATGCGCTGTCCAGGTGCATAGCGGTCCACGCTCAGACGGGCGTTGATTACCTGGTCGATGGTGGCTCCACTGACGCCGTAGTCCATCCCCATCAGAGTGGCGTTCTCAAAGAGTCGCTCAGCACGAATGCGTCGACTACCCGAGTAAGAGTCGACACCAATAGGTGCACCATACGCATGTACGCCATACCCGCCGTTGATCTCTGTGTGCAGGTAGTCAAAGCCATGTGGCCCTTGGGCGCGCTGCCCACGTGACCACGTGCGTCCGTCATCACCGCTGGAGCAGAACCACACGCTGCCGCCATCACTGACGACCATGTGCAGTACGCCACGGCGCTTGCGGTCACGCATGACTTTGAAGTCCACGATGTCAGTGGCATTACTGACCAAGCCATAGTTGCCCTGGTGGTAGCCGTAGTCGTCGTTCTGCTTGTACGCCTGTGGCGTGCTCTTCGGGTTGCGCATGTAGTGCCCTGAGAACGGCCCCACGGTGCCGACGTAGTGAGCCTTGTTGAACCAGTCATGCTCGAAGGAAAAGCCGGACTGGTTCAACTTCGGGTACCGACTACCACCCTGTGCGTGTGGCCCCAGGTTGTACGCCGCATCGTCGTCAATGGTTACCGGCATTTCTTCGAAGGAACGGCCACGGTCAGGGTGAAAGTTGTAGGCAGCAGGGCCACCAGGGACTGGGATGGCGTAGCCATTCTCGTAACCGGTGTAGTAAGCGATGACCGTCTGATAGCCCAGCGGAGCCTCAGGGCGTGGGTTGTCGTACCGCTTGTACTGTCCCTTCTTCCACTGGCTGCGATAGATCTTGTACCGCCCGGTCACCAGTCCTCGGTGATCGAACTCCTGGAGGTAGAACCACATCTCCGGTGGGTTGTAGAAGCCCGACTTCCATGGGTCTACGAGGTATGGGCCATGGCCCCACTCGCCACGAGGGATCGAGTACTTCTGACGGAATGACGCGGCCTTGCCGGAGAAGTGGTAGCCGGTGCCAGGACCGGTGTAGACGCCGTAGTTAGAGGAGTACGGATCCTGATCGGAGTTGTCTCCACGGAAGACGAACGTCCCTGTAGGGGACCCATCCTCCACGACGCCGAACATGAACGAACCCTGTTGTAGGTCATCACCGTTGTTGAGTCGACGGAAAGATCCGGTGATGTGCCAGATGAATGGGTTCGCATCGTCGGAGACGAAGAAGTCACCTTCAAGGTCGAACAGCGGTGAGTAGTCCGAGAGGTAGAAACTCTCCTGATGCCAGACCTGGTTGAACTCTGACCGGTTGAACTTGAAGCCGATGACACCCTCGCCGTAGTCGGCGTTGGCCTGCATGATGGCGTAGACGTATTCACCCTGACGCTGTGCAAAGCAACGGGCCTGCATGTAGTTGAAGCCGAAGTTGCCAGTGCCGATGCTCACGAACGTGCCAGGAACCTCAACCCAGTCACGGGCATACCCGGCCAACGTGCCAGCGGGTCGGTGCACCATCACCTTCGCGTTCATGGTGCCGCCAAAAGCCACATTGGGTGTGTACGTCTGGACAACCGCCACAAGCCCGTGGACCAACTTGCGGTCAGCGATGCTGTTCGGCACCAGGCACATGTCGAATACGTCCATCGTCTGGCCGTCGATGGCTCCGTAGTACTTGTCCTTGGAGTTACCGACGTACGTCTGATATCCGGATGGTCCATTGCCGTACCCGGTGTAGGTGTAGGGCTTGTTGTATGCCTCGTTAGTCGGAATGTTGGTGATGATCATCGGCGGGTCTTGCAGGTGCTCAGCCATTTATGAATCCGCCTGGCTGTAGTCCGTTGCGCCGTTGTACGTGTTCTGACCGCGAGCGACGATCTGTCCACCACCACCCGAGCCCGCCGTCGAACGCAGCGTCGTCGCTTCGAAGGTGAGGCTGTACTTCATGCGGATGTCGTACTTGGCCGACTCCACCTTGAAGCCCATCTGAGCGCCGTAGTACATGCCGTTAGGCGTCACCAGGTAGTTCAGGACGATGGCCGTGCACAGCGGCAACTGGCCCGGTCCCAGAGGCTCGCCAGCAACAGCACCCCATGAGAAGGACGGCTCCTCGATCAGGTGAGCACCGAACTTGAGAGCAGCCCCGCCAAGAAGACGGGTCTCGCCAGTACCTGAGGTGCGGATGGTGAAGCGCACCCGCGATGGGCGCGGAGCGTGCTGCGCCTGCTCACGCTGCTTAGCAGTGACCCGCTGAACCTGCGCGTGCAGATTTGATTGAGCGTCCATATCTCACGTCCCGTAAGGAGGCTGCTCGAAGTTGTCGCCACCGGCCTGACGACCAACGCGCTTCTGGATGGCAGGCAGTTGCAGGACAGCGGGAGTCAGTTGCGCCTTGTCCACGAACCACACGGTGTTCGGGTCCTTGCCGAGCCAGTGGCAGGTGACCTCCATCGTGTACTGACCTGACATCAGATCCATGCTCGTGCGGATGTTCGAGACGTAGTGCACGTAGTGCTCGTACGTCTGACGCTCAAAGATGCGGATTTGGTCATCCACCTGGAGCCCAGGGTGGCAGGGTGCAGTCACCTGGCCCTTGCGGTAGGAGAACAGGATGAACAGCGCGACCAGTTCAGCCATGCGCTGGCATTCACGCTCTGTGTAGAACAACTTTGTTGCATCGTTGGGCACTGCGAACAGACGCGTCTGACCGGCCAGGACATCGGTGAAGTCGATGGCTGAGGTGGTGTTGGTGGAACTGTTGTAGCCGAGCACGTAGCCACCTGCGACAGGGCCGCTGGCGTTCACGTTGGGATAGCCACCAATGACAAGCACCTCAGAGCGAACCTGAGAGTCGTCAATGACCAACTGGTAGTCGGTGAGGTTCGCGTTCTCGTGGAACTCGATTGGATGCCCGTTGATTCTGGCGTCGAGGAACGAGGACTGCGGGTCGGTGATGTAGTTGCCGCCCGTCCAGATGTTGGGCAGGCGGAAGTTAGCACCGCCGTACTCGTCGATGAAGAAGATTCCACCGATGAAGTCGACGATCTGGCGGATACCTTCCATGAAGGACTTGCTGATGAAGTAGTCGCCTGGTGTGCAGACGACAGGACCTGCGCCCAGTTCTTCGAAGTCGCCCCAGACCTGCAACGGCTTGCCGCTGGTACTCCGACCGAACATGGGGTCAGGCGCGTTCGGTGTGGCGTCACGCCAGGTAAAGCCTGCCCATGCGCACAGTTCCTTGATGGGCTCCGACCAGTCCTTGATGTACCGGATGCCGTCCTTGCCGACCATGCCATCCGGACGACCGGCCTTGTACGTGTTGCCGACGTGGTTACGCACCACGAAGTCACGTAGGCCAGCGCGATATGGATACCCGTTGTAACCGAGGTTCTGGAGATTGGTGAAGCAGACCCGGACGTACTTCGCGTTGTAAGTGCGCGGCAAAACGATGGTGATCTTCTCGTTCGATCCCTGCGTCACTGCCGTGACGTACTTGATGTTGGAGCCGTTCGGGAAGCCTGGAGGCTGTGGCAGATACGGCACCGTGTTGGTGCCCTGCCATGCACCGTTCTCGTACACCGACACGTAGATCATGTAGTTCGCGCCCTTGGTGTTGAGCACGACTTCGTTGACCTTGCCGGAGGTGCTGACCTGCACCCACTCGTAGGAGTAGTACTCGTTGGGTTGACCATTAGCGACACTGAGCCAGAACGTCTGCTGGCTGCCATCACAGGCGTGACTTCCACGGTGGCCGTAGACAGCAGCGTTCTTGCCGTACCACGGGTCGGTGGACGAAGAGTGGAAGCGAGCAACGTTGCGCCCGATGGACTCGTGGTGACCACTGGGTCCGAAAGCGGGGCAGTAGATGAGAGGGAACCGGTCGATGGGAACCATCGGCGGATAGATGTACTGCTCGATGAGCAACTTCGCCAGGTCGCGGCACTCAAACGTCATCGACCCGTCCGAGCCGATCATCACGCGGTCGATCAGCCAGATCCCTGTGAGGTACAACTGCGAGTCGTCCCGAGGGTGCACCCAACCCACAGATGCCGGGTCGTGGACGTACTTCGGGTTGCCGTTCTCGTCGTAGTTGTCTGAGCCATAACCCTGGTACGTCCGCAACACAGTGTTAGGGATGAACGCATCCCGGTACATGTTGCGGGCGTAGCCCCAGTCGGTGGGGAACGGGTTGTCCTCGTTCTCGGCGTCAGCGATACCGCCACCATCGGTGTACTTCTGATACACCGAGGAGTACGGCGCGATCTTCTCGCCACGACCAGGCGTCATGAATCCTGGACGCATGTACGTATCCACGCCCTCAGGCTGTGAAGTACTGCCCCACTGGTTCGCCATCCGGATTGTGCAGGTGGCAGCGTCTTGACCGATGCCCCGGTTGATCTCGATGGACAGCACTGCGCCGCTCATGTCGGTCTCGTGGGCATCGAGGATCTCAATGTAACGCAGCGTGCCCACACCAGCGATCTGGGACTTGACGGTACGCACACCCTCCTTGGCCCAGGTGACACGTCCTACCGGACGGTCGGCACCGACCATCGCTCCAGAAGCCATGAGCCTCTGGATCTTCTGGAAGCGGTCGTCATCCGGGTCACGCACTAGAGGAACCGTCCGTAGATGCGCTGACCACTGCCGTTGTAGTACGCCAGGATCGTCATCTCAGCGTCGTACGTGTGGTACCAGAAGTTGTGAGAACGACGCACACGGTGCGGTGCCCAGCGCGAGAACACGCCGTAGAAGTGACGACCCAGGTCATCTTGGACGAGCAGCAGAATCCGCTTACGGAACCAGATCTCTAGCGCCTCGTAGTGAGCCTGCTCCAGGATCACTCCGGAGAACGTCATAGCGGCGACGCCCGGTGCACCCTCCTGAATGATGGGCATCTCGTTCGGTCCACTGACCTTGGAGACGCTAACTGCCTTGTCGAACGACGGTGAGCCACTGTCGTTCGGGTTGATGTGCACCTGGTACGTGTAGGGCTGCGGCCCCTTCTCGTACACGTCAGTGAAGGTCCAGCGGTTGACGCTAGGACCATTCGGATCCTGGATAGGAGGTGGCGTGAATGAGGCAGGGAAAAGCGGCACAGCAACACGCACGGTCTTCGACCCAGGACCGAGCGTGTTTGTGGCAGTGTTCTCGAACTGGATCGAGTAGTCGTAGTTGCCACCCGTGACGACATTCTCATCTACGTAGTGCTGGTAGATCAGGTGACGAGAGAAAATGTTCGTCCGAAAGATCTGCACGCCGTCGCGGTAAACGCGAACGTAGTCGCCCTGACCGAGGCGACGGATATTCAGCCACCGCAGATACACGAACGGAGCAGGCGTGGCTGAGTCTTCATCGAACTCCGCGACAGCCGTAAAGCCCTGCGGCGCAATGAGCGTCATCAGTCCAGTCCTAACCCAGTTCCAGAGCAGGCATCAGGTGCCCACCAGACGTGGAGTCGACGTGTTGGCACGTGCGGATTGACCTGTCTGCGAGTTGATGAGGTTGATGACCTGGTTGGCGATCTGCTGAGCCACAGCGGCGGTCGGCACGTTGTTGTTGACCGTGACCTGGTTCGTCGCGTTGCTGACGTTGTTGACGGTCGTCTGGCCGTTGCCGAAGCCGCCACCCAACGAGCGACGTACCTGGTAGGCCGTGGGCAACTTGATGTCGCTCGGAATGTTGAAACCGCCACCCGTTAGTTGCTGACGGATCGACTCCTGGAGGTTCTTGATCTTGAGCGTGATGTCACGCTGCTCCTTGAGCGTCAGTTGCTTGTTCTTGAGGATCTCCTGGAGGGCCTGAACCTCCTGCGAAGACGTGATCTTGTACGTCTCACGCTGGAAGTCGAGGGTGTCCAACTGAGCCTGGAGAGCCACGTCGAAGGAGTTGCGACGTGCCGTAGCCAACTGCGCAGCCAACTGCTGGTAGGCGCTGTCAGTCTTCTTCGCACCAGGACGCTTGAGGTAGCGAGCCATCTTGTTCTGAATCTCGCTGACCTGGAGTTGAGCGGCCTTCTCGGCGTCACCGGCCTGACCACGTGCCTGCAACTCCGCGATCTGCGTCTCAGTAGCAGCGTCGGCTTCTTCACCCGCTGTCTGCGCCAACTTCTGACGCAAGTCGGCTTCTTGGCCCTTCAACTCTGCCAACTTCTGCGCGTTGGCGAGCGTCCCAGAGGCGTACTTCTGCTCCTCCTTGAGGATCTCGTTGATCTGATCTTGGATGAGCGTCTGATTGTCTACTCGACCCGCGATGCCCTGCTGGTACTGAGCAACCCGCAGATCCTCAGCAGCCTGAGCCTTGGAGATTCCGGCAGTGGCGACACCAGCGGCTGCCTGCTCCTCTTCGGCCTTGGTGTGCGGTCGTGAAAGCACCGACTTCTGAGTGTCGACGGCCTTCTGGTACTCAGCCTGCGCACGGATCAGTGGGTCGTTCGTAGACGCCGCTGCCAGTTGGTCAGCCAGGATTGCCGACTCATAAGTCTGATCCGCGAACTGCTTCTTGAGTTCGTTGATCTTCGTGATGTTGGCGATGTACTCGGGGTCGTCCTTGGAGAGGTGCTTGTTCGCCTCTTCAAGAGCGGCGATGGCACTCGTTGTCTGAGTGAGCGCGCCCTTGGTGTCGCCGGTACCGATAGCCTGGGTAGCGAGAGCCTGCGCGTTGTTCGCGGCCAGGTCGCGCAGCGACTTACGGTCACTCTGCAACTTCGAGGCAGCAGCGTCACGTGCAGCAGTGGCGCGCTTAGCCTCGTCGCCGCCATCGTGAGGAGCGGCGTCGACCGCTTCCTGCGCGTTCTTGAGCGCCTCCTCGTCAGCACCGACCGCTCCCTTCAAGCGGCTTGCTGTTGAGGTAGCCCCATTGGGATCGACGCTCAGGCTCTTCTCAAGATCCTTGTATCCCTGCGACTCCTTAGGAAGTCCAGAGTTATCAAGAATCGACTGCTTGATGCGCTCACCAAGTGCGCCGGTCAACGTCTCAGGGTTGAGGTTGGCACTTTCCTGGAGCGCAGCCTCAAGGTTTTCTACCTGCTGAATATTCAGTCGGTTGAGGTCGGCGATACCGTGAGCGTTAGCGATTAGTTTTGCGTACTCAGCCTCGAATGCAGCCTTCGCAGTGGCGAGTTGTGCCTCAGCATTCGCCTTCTGCTCAGAGTTCAAATCAAGACCGTCGATGTACTTCTGCTCTTCTTGGAAGTCCTTCTCGGCCTTGGTCTTGGCGTCTTCAAGGTCCTTGACGCGCTCACCTGCTGGCTTGCTGTTAGCGCTGCTGATTCGCTTGTTGACCAGTTTCGTGGTGCTGTTCAGCGTGCTGTCGAAGCCCGTGTCGTATCCACCACCGACGCTGAGGAACCCGAGGTAGCCGTTCTGGACGTGGTTCGGGTCGAGGCTGCGCTGAGTCAGACCACCGTAGACACCACGTAGGAATCCGGTGACTCCCTTGTAGGAGTTGGCACGGTCCTGCACCTTCCGGGCGTCATTGGCTGCCTGTCCACCCTCAGTGTTCGGGTCGAACCCACCGTCAGGGTCCTTGCCCTGGTTTTTCGCGGCATTCTTTTGATCGTTCTCGCCACGCAGCGTGGCGGCGATCTTGTCGGCGTCCTTGCCGATCTGACGCGACTCGTTGATCGCACCGATGATCTTGTCAAGAGCGAACGAGAAGGCGACCATTCCTGCCAGTGGGCCGAGGAAGCCAGCGCTTAGACGCGTCAGTCCACTGGTCATCCGACCGATGCTGGAAGTAGCGCTACTAGTAGCAGTGCCAAGGTTGTTGGTGATGTTCGCCAGACCCGGCGCACCAGCGTTGAACAGTGACCGGGTGAGTCGTCCACCCTCGCCTGCCAGAGCGCGCTCGCCTCGAATACCTGCCTGCGCAGAGAACCGCTGACGAGCAGTGAGGCTGGAGTTCAGCGCAGCCGCTCGCTCAGAGGACAGGAACCCACCGCCAGGTGACAGACCTCCTGCTTCGAACTGTGGGGCGAAGAAGTTGCCGATCCCTGCGCCGATTCCACGAACCCGGCCAGCAATGCCACGACCCAGGTTGATCGGGGCTCGTGCTACTTCGCGTGCTGTCAGCGGCGCGTAGCCCATGACTGCCGCACCCTCAGCGTCGAGGATCGCAGAGCCGTTGCGGGCCAACTGCGGTACCTGGCGGCGACCTGGGTTGATGAACCCGGCGAGAGTGCCAAGCGAGCCAGAGGCGATCTTGAACAGCAATGCAACCTCGGCAACCAGGACGCCTACGTCCTTGATGGCCTTAGTGAACGGGTTGCTGTCCGCGATCTGGTTGAAGACGTTGAGGACCTTCGTGACGATCTTGAGAACATCATCGAGGCCCTTAGCGAAGACACCGATGATGTTGAACACGCCGCTCTGCTGGAGCGTCGCGCCAAGGTTCTTGAAGTCGGTGCTGAGCGTCTTGAGGACACCGGCCAGGGAGTTAAGGAACCGCTGGTTCTGCTGTGCCAGCGAGCCTGCGTCCTTGCTGGAGTTGTTGAACTCGTCTGATGCTGCCTTCGCGTCACGGAGCAGACCAGCCAGGGCACGAGCCTGACGACCAGTTCCGATGAGTGCGCGAATCTGGCTCTGCTGACCAGGGTCTAGTTGGTCGTAGTTCTGGAGAACGTTGCCAAGGACATCGCCGATCTTGCCCTGCGCGAACTGCTCCGGAGTAGCCAGCGGCTTACCGGTCTTCGGTACACGGATTGCCTCAAGAGCGCCCTGGACCTTGCCGTTGTCCAACGTCGAGAGAATACGAGAAACCTGCTCAGCAGCAGCCTCACCAGTCTCACCAGTAGAACGCGTGACGAACGCCGACAGCACCGATGCCTGACGCTGGCCGAGGCCGAACTGCTTCGCCTCCTGGGCCAACTGCGTGGTGCCCTCAAGGATGTCCTTGACGGAGACACCAGTCGTTTGCGACAGGCGTGCGATTTCGTCACCGACCTGGCGCACCGACTTCACGCCAGTGAGCCCGTACGCGTCGATCACGTCGCGCAGACCAACAGCGGATTCCTTCGCCGTCAGTGCACCCTGCGAGATGTTCGACAGTTCAGTGGCAACCTGCGTGCCACCAACGAGGTCGTTGTTGTTCTTGAAGACACCCGTCAGTTCTGACGCAGCCTCAATGGTGTCGTGCAGGCTTGTAGCCGTAGCCGACGACACGCCCTGCAACTGCTGACGCAGGTTGCCCACACTGCGACCAGCAGCGTTGATAGATGCCTGGAGGCGAACGAAGGCAGCATCTGCCTGAATGCCGGTCTCGACCAGTTCCTTCAACTTCTCGAAGCCGGTGAAGACCAACTGGAAGCCAGCGAAGTTCTCGATGGCGAGACCAATGTGACGCAACTGGGCGTCAAGGAAGCCCTTGTTGCCGAACAACTTCTTGCCGAGAAGACCGCCCTCGTCACCTCCACCGCCACCACCACCAGCAGCGTCGGTGACCTTCTTGACGCTGTTGACCAGACCAGAAGCGTCGATGGCACCACCACGCGTGAACAGGTGCTGGAGGGTCTGGTAGTTCTCCTTCGACGGAGGCAGACCAACACCCTGAGCGAAGGTGCCGCGAGCGGTCGTGAGGTTCGGGTAGTTCTTGAACGCGGCGTCGTTCTTGAAGGCCGCACCAGCCTGAACAAGGATCGCGTCCTGCTGGCGAATGCGCTCGGTCTGATCCGCAATCGCACGGGTGTCCAAAAGACGCGCCTTGGCGTCTTCCAGGATGGCCCGCGTCGTTGGCTGGAGCAGAGCCAACTGCTCCGCATAGTCGGTCTTGAACTGCTGTGAAGTGGAACGGTTCTTCGCCTTGCTCGTGTCGGCTCCGAAAGCACCCGCACGAGGCTTTCCAGCAGCGTCATCCGGCTCAGGCTCACCAGCAGCACCAGTGTTCGGCGGGGGAGGTGGTGTGCCGCCACCTCCAGAACCACCGCCACCAGTACGGCGACGACCACGACCGGTACCACCGGCATTCGTGCCACCCGCCGAAGCAGCAGGACCAGAACCAGGTGCACGGGCCTGACGCAACTGGTCGACAAGAGCGCGAGCCTTGTCGAGTTCAGCCTGGAGGGATGCGCGCTCTGCCTCGTCCTCTGCGCCGAGAGCGTTGATGTCACGCTCAAGGCTCTGGACCAGCGAACGGGCGTTACGCAGCGCGCCCTTCTGGCTGGGCTTACGTGGCGGTCGCTTCTCCGACTGTGCGGTGTTGGCTACACCGTCAGGACCAACGATCTGCTCGAAGCCGCCGTACTGCTCGATCTGCTCACGGGTCAGGCGAGTGTGTGGGATTTCCTCATCGGTGAACGGTGAGGTCTCGAAGTGGCTGGCAGGGATGCGAGCGCGGTAGAGGTGGTTGAGGCCACCGTGCTCCTCCGCGTACGAACGGTCCTGCGTAACACGCAGACCCTCTTCGGTGATCTGGTCCAGGTTCAGCGGGTCGTGGCTGCCCCGGTAGACCGTGCGGTAGTTCTCCTCGGCCTCAGCGGTAGAAGCGCCAGACTCCTCAGCAGCCTTCTGCGCCAGGTACGCCTCGACAGTCGCCTTGTTCTTCTTGCGCGCCGCAGCACGAGCATCCCGGTCGGCCTTTTGGCGCTGCTTGAGCGTCAAGCCTTCCTGGTCAGCGGTGCCAGGGTCGACAACGAGTTTGTCCGGGTTGACCGTCGAGCCGTCACCAAAGTTGCGACCGGCAGAGCGAAGGTCCTTGCGCTTCTGCTGAGCAGCACGACGCTCCTGCGCCAGGCGAACCGTCTCCGGGTCACCCTCGTGCGTGTTGAGCAGGTCTTCGTCAATGGATGCGAGAGCAGCGGGGAAGGTGTTGCCAACCTCGAAGTCGCTGTTCTGCACACCGAAGGCACCGCCACCGAACGTGACGGCAGGGTCTTCCTTGATCAGATCGCGGATGACCTTCTCAGCATGTGCACGCTGCTCGGCACGCACCTTGAAGACGCGCTCGATGATGCCGGGGAGCGCCGGGTACTGCTGCTCCAGACCAAGGTCGGTCAGGCTGGCCTTGATGCTCTCGGCTGTGATGGCAGAGGCGGTCTTGTCCTGCGCCAGGATGCGCCGGAAACGCGCCTCAAGGTCGTTGGCGAAGTCCTTCGCCTTACCGCCAGACAACTTGAACTGGTTGAAGTCAGCCAGGTCGGCACGGTCAGGCTTCGGCAGTTCAGCACGGGCCGCTTCGATACGAGAGCGTGTCGCGTCGTTGCGAGCGAAGTAGTCCTGAAAACTCTCGCCTTCACGAACGTCAGCACCGACCAGGCGTCCACCACGGCGACCGCCTGAATACGCCTCAACGCCTGGGTAGGTGTAGAGGCCACTACGAGCAGGCTGTGAGAGGTCCTGGAGTGCCTCAGGATCGTTTCGGCGACGCCGTGCCTCTGCACGTACCTGAGCGTCCGCTTCCTGGTCTGAGATAGGCGCAGCGGCTGCTTTCGGACTAGCGGCAGCAGCCTGCTGCAAGATGTCCGCGACGTTGATCGGTGCGCTTTCACCGGCCTGTACCGTCCCGCCACCCTGAACAACGATGATCTGCTGACCGCCAGCGACGTTGGCGATGGTGCCGCGACCCTTGGCCTCCTTCGCTGCACCGTTCAGTTCACGGATTTGGCGAGCGAGTTCCTTGAGGCCGTCAGCGGCAGCGTTGCTATTACGACCGACTGTGGCGTTGATGTCAGCCACGCGCTTGAGCGCGTTGCGAGCCTGCGTGGCGTTGAGTTCAATAATCTCACCGACAGCCTTGCTGCTACGGCGAGCACTGTCAGTAGCCAGGATCTCCTCGTCAGTGATCCCGGCGACCGCGCTTTGGGTCTTCTTCTTCGCGTTCGGCTTGAGTTCGTTGATCTTATTGACGGCATCGACCAGACCGGCCAGTTCTTCCGTCAGTTGGCCGACGCCACGAAGGGCCGAATCCATGCCCGAGACGAGTTGGTTCGTGAGCGAACCGAACTTTGTAGCGGCCTGGTCTAGAGCGCCGAACAGGTTACGAAGGGGACCACCGGCTTGCGCCTTGTTGACCGTGCCTTCGTAGTCTTCGAGCGCGTCGATGAGGCGGTTGATACCGCCAGCAGCCCGGTCACTCTCAGCCTCGATCTTGGATGCGAAGACATCCGCATCCGTACCAAAACTGAGAAAGAAGTCGTCTTTTGCCACGACTCTACGGCCCGCCTGCCTCTAGTCCTTGAACACCCCGGCTAGGTCATTGCCGAGCATGTCACCGCCGTCATCCTCATCGGACTCAGCGAGCGAGCCCCCTCCATCCAGACGATCCGCCTCACGTTGGCGTACCGCTTTCCAGTGCAGTTCCAGTCCCTCAGCGTCGTCCCAAATATTTTCGGGCGGCACATCCTTCTCGGCATTGTTCTCGAACCAACTGAGGATCGTCAGTCCGTGCCCGATGGCCTCCTGCAAGGGCCACGGGATGTCTACGATGCGGTCGACTCCTCGGGGATAGAGACTTCGGAAGTCTCCGGCTCGTTTGCAGGACCCGACGAGGCTGAGCCAGACCCCGCCGCTTGCGAGTTTTTTGCTTCTCCGGCATCACTGATGAAGTCAGCCAGAGTGTTCGCCAACGCTTCCTGGACCGGTAGGGGCATGGAGCGCATGTCCGCAATGTTCTCGAAGAACAAGACCGTGTGGTCGTCGTCGTCGCGGCATGCGTAGAACAGCATGTTGTCCTCGTAGTGCCGCATAAAAACTGACGAGGCAGCCTGGTCGACTCTCTTGTCGAATGCTCGCTTCTCCTGCTCAACGCGAGGGATCAGGCGCAAGCCCTCCTCATCGCCTTCACGCAGGCGTTCGTATTCCTCCTGGACCTGGTTACCGAACTGCCGGTCACGCTCCAGGAGCGGCTCCCACTCAGGGTCGTCCTCGGGAGAACCCGCCTCTTCGAACTGACGCATTGCATCTCGCAGTGCGTTGAAGTCCTCCCACTCCTTCTTGAGGAGGACCTCACGTCGAGCACGCGTTGTACGGTCCGGGTCGTCGAGGTCCAGCACGTACGAGCGCAGGTCGTCGTCGCTCATAGCCGAAATGAACGCTTGTGCGTTCACCGCAGCGTCCGATCCGCTGTCGCGGCGAGCCTCAAGAGTGGCTCGGTTACGCGCAGCAGACGCTTCACGGATGGCCATCTCACGCTGGAGAGGCGATGGCGGTGAGACCCAGACCGCTACGTCATCCTCGGTGGACTCCTCGTCCGGCTTGCGTACGCCGTCAGGTCCGAACCGAACGTAGGTGCCTCGTGCGTACAGGGCTTCAAGCCGCTTACGCTTTTGGATGCTCGTCAGTTTGCTTGCGTTGCCCATTTAGGGCGCTCCTCTGTGTCAGATCCAGCCCGTGTCGTGGGACCTGGCCCGAAGACCAGGCCCCACGCACAGGACGTGCGGGGTACTGCTAGACGGCCTTACCGAACTCTTCGCCGTCCTCGATGTGGTACGGCAGACCCTTGAAGATGTTGAGAACACCGCTGTCAGACTGCCAACGGATAGTGCTCGTCATCTTCTGGCCCACCCGACCCTCGTATCCCGGAATCTCAAAGCGAGCGTCCGGAACGTGAAGGGTCTTGAGGACGGTGCCGACCGGCTGGGACGACGTACCACCCGTGTCCGGGTTCATCAGGCGGATCTGGAGAGGAAGCGTCACAGAGGACTGCGGCCCAACAATGTCTGCCGGGTCGACACCAGTCATCTGGTGCAACTTCTTGAACAACGCCGAGATCGTGATGGGCTTCATCTCGATGGTGCCCGACACGTCGGGAGCGTCGACAAAGTCGCGCGCCACAGCGTGAGGGTTACCGAACTCGAAGTCGTTCTCCAGGGTCACGCGCCAGTCGACGGTGACACTCTGAACATCACTCCACCGGTAAGGGTTGGAGTTGGTCGGCGTTGCAGCAGGAGCCTGCCCAACGTAGACCTCGATGTCCTTTCCACGGATGGCCGCAGGCTTCACAGACTGCGTTGCGTGGACTGCCTGGCTGTAGGTGACACCCGCCGTGATCGACCCGAAGACGATGCGGATCTTCGCGCCGCTAGCCGGGGCGACCGTGAAGGTCACGCCAGCGTCATCGGCGGTGTAATCCGTGCCTCGCGTCATACGGACGCCGTTCACCGACACGTTCAGGGCGTAGAGATCATGGCCCTGCTCGTTGTACAGAAGCGCGGTCAGCGGCGTGCCGCCAACCGTGTACGTGTAGGTGGTGGTTGTTCCGTCACCTGTTGCCTTGATGAGATACGGCGCGCCAGGGATGTAGTAGATGCTGTCCCCGCGAAGCGAGAACGTCTCTCCTGCATTTGCCCGGAGGCCGTACCGGTAGGAAGCCGACTCAAGAGTCAACTGGGGTACCGCAACGCCCTGAACGACGTTGAAGGCACCCTGCGTGCTCTTGAATGGGCTGATGATGTCTACCGTCTGGTTGATGGCCAGCGGGTAGTTGCTACCCGTCAGTCCATCAGTGCCGAGCGTGCCGCCCCCATCGCCTTCTGATGCGTTGGGGTCTGCGCCGCACAGCAACGCTTCCACCTCCGTACTCACATCGAGTACGTCGAGGGAGAACGTCAGGTCGGGAACGTCACGAACGATTCCGACCGAACGGTAGTTACCCAGTTCGTAGACACGCTCCTGTGGGATGTTGAGGTTGCCCGCACCACCCGTCTGAATACGGTCGACAATGAACTGGTTCATTGCATGGAGGATCTGACCTGCCTTGATGGCCATGAACTCGCCTCCTCTCTAGGGACCATCGTGCGTCAGTGAACAAAGACCGTCCGGATTCAGCCCCTCAACCTTCACCGGAAGATCTTCCTTGCATCCGCTACCAGGGTTTCCCCTAGATACCGGAAACCTTCGGCACCACCGGCTTGCAGATAGTGCTTGCCCTTGATCTCGCGCCGGATCCGCTTGCGTCGGCTCTTCACGTTCTTGAGCGAGGCAGCGTTGATTTCGCTGGCGAGGTACAACTGGTCACCCGATGCGCCAGTACGCGCATCCACGGCTGTACCACCCACACCAGCAGCCCAGTAGAGGTTGTACGGAATGGTTCGTCCGATCTGAGACCGCACCGTGATAACGGCTGGCGGGTTCAGGATCTTCGCCGTCCTGTTCGTTCCGATTTCCTGGATAAGGAAGTACGGAGCCTTGGCCTTCATGGTCGCGGTGTCGAAGTCGATGAAGCCCTTGTGGGCGCTGCTCGGCTGCCAGTTGATGTAATCGGCAAACAGGCCGTCTGTGGTGGGACGACCCTTGCGTGGCGGTGCGACCGGACGCGGAATCCTCGTGTGGTACGTGCCTCGTGAGATGGTCGTGGCGAGTTTCGCCGCCTCAGCCTCACGGATCTTGATGGCCGCTCGGAACGCCTGAGCCTGCTTGTTCGCGTTCAGGAACCGCTTCGCCTTGGGCGACAGCGGAACGAGGGAGGCCATAGAACCTGTGTCGGAGACGCTCGGAATCAGACTTACGCCTTCATGCCAAGGTGCTGATCCAGACGTTCAAGCATCTGTACCAACTCCTCGTTGCGCACAGTGCCCGTGTCGCTCTTCACCAGGTCAAGCACGCTGTCGTGATAGGAGTTGAGGCTGTCCAGCACCAGATTGCGGAAGGCGATCTTTTCCTGCTGGGACAACTTCGGGTAGATCTCACGCTCAGCGAAGCCCATGATCGACCCGAGAGCCCGGTCACGACGCGCCTTCAAGAAGTCCTTTACTGCGACGCTCACTCGGGCATCCTTACTGGATTCTGGTCCACGTAGTCCCGAACGATGAGTTCCGCGAAGAACAGGTGATGCTCGTACGGGGCGACATCAGCAGGAGCCCGCACGTACTGGAACCCCATTACCTCTAGCCGCACGATCAGCGTCGGCGTTGCGGCGTTGTAGTTGTACATACCGATGAAAGGACTGTCGGTAAGACCGAGGTAACGGTCAGCGAGATCGGAGAACAAAGACGCTCCGATACCGTCACTCTCCGCATACAAAGCCATATTGAACCGGTAGTCACGGGAGAAGCGACCACCCAGTTCGTACTCCTGGAGGTCGCCTGGATCTCCCTGGTCCAGGGCCAAGGTGTTGAACCGCACCTTGTCCTGCTCGTAGATGGCGAACTCCGGGTAGAACTCGACCACGCTGATCGGGTACTTCACAGCCATGGTGGGCGTGGCACCGATCCAGCCACTGTTGGCGAGCGTTGTCTCCAGGTCGTAGAACACCGACTGACGCACCATGCGAGGACGCCAACGGACGTAGCCGCCTTCGCCTTCGATCTCAGGTTGAGGGCCGAAGGCACCAGCGATCAGTTCATTGTTGATGCTCACGGGCGGTCCTCACCCTTGGGGAAGCAGTGCAACTGGTACACAGTCGCCTGGCCCAGTCCGATGGGCGGTGCGAGGAACCCGATGTTGTATCGCACCTGGCCAATCGCTACTTCGATGGCGTCCTTCACCTTGGCGAAGTCCACGTCTAGGAGCGTGAGCGTGACCTTGGTGTCGCGGAAGGTCCCCACGATTGTCTCGTTGTCGGTGCGATCCGCCGCGAACTCCACGGCACACGGGACTTGAACCGGCGTGGGGGCTTCGACCACTGGTGCGATGCGTGGATCAAGGGGAGAGCCCTCCGAGTCCAGAACGGTGCCAACAGGAAACGTGCGTACCTCGCGGAAATAGAAGGTGGGTCGATCCTCCGTCTTCTGAGGGAGACCCAACTGCATAGCGAAATGGATGTTGGTCCGAAAGACTGCCGGATCGAATCCGAGGATCGGGTCAGCCATTACAGAATGCCGTAAGCACCGAGGAAGTCACCGGGGCTGCCGCCGATGGCACCTGCATAGAAGTCGTACAGGTAGCCCGCGTACGACGGCCCAGAGACCGACCGAGCGGAGAACGCGTCGAGCACAGTCACGTCCTGGTTGTACGTCTTGAGGTACAGCAGGCGGTTCTTGATGTTCGACAGTTCTTTGAGCATCTCAGTCAGCAGGTTCGCGGAGTTCTCCGTCGTGAACTCGACGGGACCAGCCTTTGCCGTAAGGCGCGTCTGAGTGCTCAGCAGGCGGTTGCGGATGATTTTGATGCCCGCGTACAGGATGACCAGAGCAATGTCTTCACGCCCGATGTCAGGCCCGCTATCACTAAGCGGGGTGACGATGCCGTCAGGGTCAGCAGAGTAAGGCTCCACGAATCCATCGAGGCGCACCTCCCAGAACGCGTCTGCCAGGTAACCAGCAAAAACGTCGTCTCCAACGCCTGCGAACACGTCAGATCCTGGCGGGGACACCTCTCGCTTGAGAGAGTCCACGTAGTCCGACAGATCGACACTCACTACGCAACCTCCACGACGTTGAGAGCCATATCGGCAGCCTTCACGGCAGTGATGGAGAAGCGCACTGCTTGCGGCGCACCGACTTGAGAACCACGTGTAGATGCATGTCCATTTGCGATTGCTTCGAGCAGTGCAGCGTGCGACAGGTTGATGCTGGAGCCGCTTCCACCGGTGCTCTGGCCGGTGAGCACCAGGTCGAGCAGCACGTAGAGGTGCGCAGAGTTGGTTCCAGTGGCTGATCCGGTGAACCGAGCGTCCTTGGCGACCTGGTTCTGGGTGCTCGCAACCCCGATAGCGCGCCCAATAACTCTCTTAATGCCACCAATAAGCGCCATGGTGAGGCTGCTAGAAACGGACATACCGGTCGAAGTACGTCGTCGTCCGAGACGTACAGAATCAGACGCCTGTCCAAACGTGCTTCCAGAGGCCGCTGTGGTGTAGTTGAGGTGGGCCTGAGCACCCGCTACACCCCTGCTGACCTGCGAAAACGCGTAAGTGACCGCCGATGAGGCTTGTGTGCTGGAGTGGCCAACACAAAAAACAGTAAAAGCGGCTCTGTTACGGAGCCGATCCAGCGATGTTGCCGCTTGGCCGGTGGCGCGCATCGCCAAGCCGACGTACCGCCGCACGTACGCCGACGTGCTGCCCGCTCCAGCGGTGCTGCCGCTGACGCCAGCACGCTTGCTGACCCTGACAGACCCAAGAGCCTGACCTGATGCCGTAGCGGTGAAGGCGCGGGTCTCCTGCATCCGGACCTGGACGGATCCGCGCCCTTGGCAGGTGACGTAGTACCCGGCTGTCTTGCTGACCGCCAGGCTGGTGCTGGCAACCCCGTGGACCGATCCAGCGACTGAGGCTCGTCGACTGGCTGTCGCCGAAGTGCTTCCGGCTCCCTGGGTCGACGAGACGAACGCAGCCCGGACCCGCGTAGAAGCGGAGGTCTGAGCGCTTCCAGAAGCGGTCACGTCCAGGTAGACGGAGCGGCTGACACAGAACGAGGTTGTGGACGCCTGTCCGTATGAAGCGCCGCTGTAGTAGTGACCAGTGCTGTCGTAGGCGTACGACGTACCTACGCCACTGGCTGAGGTGGAGAAGGTCTCCGTGAGGGAGATCGTCGCCCTACTGCTTGCTGAGCCAGTAGCAGTGGCGCTGAAAACAGCCGTCTTGATGACACTGGCCGAATCAGACGCCTGACCATTTGCTGTGGCTGCGACAGGGAGCGTGCGGCGCAGGTTGATGGCGGCGCTAGCAGTGCCCTGCGCGGACCCCGTAAAGACATGTAGGACCCGAACAGACAGTGAGGTGGTGCCGGTACCCATCGTGCTCGTGATGAGCACCTTGCCGCCGTACAGCATCGACTGCGAGGTGGCCGCACCCGAAGCCGTGGCAGAAAAGGTCTGAGTTCGAGAAAGAGCAACCGATGCTGAGCCCACTCCTGTCGCCTGGACGCGGAGCGCATAGGAAGCCCGACTGGTAGCGCTCGTAGTTGCCGTGCCGTTGACCTGTGTCGCCAGGCCCTTGGACAACCGCACCGCAACTGAGGTGGTTCCTGCACCTGAGGCTGTGCTTGTGTAGCGACGTACGTTGGCGACGTACACGCTGTCGGTGCCTGTGCCAGATGCCGAGCCTGTGTAATAGCCGAACGTGACCGCGTAGGCAGAAGTAGTGCTGGCACCTGTTGCAGTCAGCGAGAACGTACGGGTGCGACCCAGACGAAGAGAAGCACTACTGACGCCTGAGCCTGTCGCTGCCAGGACATAGTTCGCGGCGATCTGAGCAGCATCAGCGGCAGAGCCAGAGGCGCTTCCCTGGAAGCCCTTGATGGCACCGCCAGTAACGGCGGTGACGTACGGAGACAGGCGAACGTCGTAGGTGACGTTTTCACTGGAAACAGGCGTAACAAAGTTCGCCTGCACCACCACGTCGTAGTTGACCGGTGATGGCAGCAGGTTGTAGTTGAGTAGGAGATTGTGATCTCCCGGATCTTTCGGACCTGTCGCGTTGGTGTAGGACTCGGTGCTAGCGAGGTCGAGCAGTAGAGCCACTCAGACCTCCTAGGTCAGGGTTGAGCCGTCCCAGTAGACAACTTCGACTGCCGCCAGAGAACTGTTGACGCTGGCAGAGACGGTAAAGAGAAGCGTCTGTCCCACCTGGACGATGAGGGATCCTTCTTCTGTTGAAGAGTCCTGCGCATTGGCTGCTACGAACATGGTCTTTGAGGCAACCGCAGGCTGGTTGGTCACAGTCATAGCCGTGCCGTAACGAGCAGTGGCAGAGGTAGCGATGGTCTGCGCACCAGCACGATTAACGCTTGTCAGTGTTGTTCCACCAGTCACTGTCATCTGGGTTGCTGCCGCATTTCCGATGGAAGTCTGCGGTGTCTGGTAGCGACGGAAGACAGCCGTGTTGTTGCAGCCCTTGGAGATACGGTAGATGTACAGCGGGTTGGTGCCCGTGTTGGTAATAGCCATTAGAGGCTGCTCAGTGTTGGAGTTACCGAGCGTCACAGCAGGGCTGGATACGCCCCACGTGCTGTTCAAGCCAGCCGAAGAGGCGTAGTACTGCGGCTGGTTCAAGATCAGGATGTCGCTGTTAGAGAAAACAGCCGCAGAGGTACCGAGGGCGATGTTGACCGTCGCCGTGCCGGAAGTCCAAGCAGTAGAGCGCACCCGGAAGGCGAACATGCCGCCGAAGACGCCACGGAAAAGGCCATTGCTGGAGAAGTTGTTGGCGAGGCGTCCACCGTTGGACTGACGGCTGTTGACTAGGATCCAGTTCGTCCCGTCCATGGTGACCTCAGTAATCATGGTCCCCACCCAGGTGCCGGTGATCTGCACCGACCAGGAAGAGTTGTCACCGGACGGCTGCAACATCACAGACTGACTGACGGCAGTGATGGTCCCTGCCACCGTTTCCCGAGCATCGCTGACCTGGAGCGAGCCATCAGCGATGACGTTCGCCAACTGCGTACCGCTGGCCCCACCGATGCGAACACGCTGCCGGAGGGCCTGGGTCGTGCCGTCGTTGTAGGTAACCAGTTCGTTGTCGACGTACTGGGTCGGCGCTGCGGATGCCTGTACACCAAGGCGGAAGTCAGACATCAGACGGGCACCAATCCTGTTTGGGTTACCCCTTGCTCAGGAGCAGAGGGATAGAACGCGGCTACGTGATAGGTATTCGGGTCGTAGGTGTCTCGGACAAAGGAGTAGGACCCGTCGATGGTGCTGCTTGTGGTTGTCTGAACGACCTTGTTGTCGCTGTCACGGATCAACTGCATGAGCGCACCGCCATAGAAAACGGTGCCGTCGCTGTTCCGAACAAAGCCAGCGATGTGCTTGGTCGGGAAGTCCACCCGATAGTCCGGCTGTACTCCAGGCGGGTACTCGTACATGAAGCGCCCGTAGATCAGCGCACGAGCCACCACGTCACTGACGCTCGTGGTGTCGGTGATGCTGCGCGAACCGACGTATGCCCGTGTCGGTGAGTCGCTGGTTGTGAGCGTCTCCGTCGTGGTGCGAGGGGCTACCACCTGACGGGCAACGACATCAGTGGTTGTGTAGGTGTCTGTCAGTGACCGAGGGTGATTTGCCGCACGCGTCACGGCGTCTGTGACGGTCGTAGCGTCACTAATAGCGCGGTTGTAGACAGCGGCACGGGTTGGCGTCTCTGAGGTCGTCAGCGTCTCTGTGATGGCCCGAGGAAAGGAAGCCACCCGAGTCAGCGACTCACTTGTCGTTACCGAGTCGCTGACCGGGTTGTTGTACTGCGTACGGACACCGGGCGTCGGGACGGTAACGGCAGCGCCGTTTGCGCCGCCGACAATGAACTTGATAACCGAGGTAGTGCTCTGGTTCAGAGTGTTTTTAGTATCCGCAGAGGCGATGGTGTATCCGATCAACAACACCTCACCATCACCCAACGTGTACTGCGGTTGAGATGCTGAGGTGACGCTGATGTTGTTGGTCTGCGCTGCCGTCCAGGTACTCGCTGCAAAGTTGCTGCTGAACAGCAAAGTGCGCGTGCCACCACCTGTGGCTACGCGATAGACGCCGACCTGAACTGTGGCACTACCGGTTGCCAGCAGGGCCGGGGCGGTGAAGGTCAACGACCCTGCGAAAGTCCACGTGCCAGCAGGAATGACCCGCTGTGCCGAACTTGTGGAGTTCAGCGCATAGGTACCAGTTGTGTTGTTGAAGACCCAGCCGTTGTTGACCCTGGTGTCCCCTGCTGAACCGGAAGCAGCGAAAGGGACGACCGTCTGTGTCTGTGCAGCCGTGTACGACAAGGTTGTTGTGTTGTTGGCAGCACCCAACGCCGTCGTGTCCAGTAGTCGGACGGTGCCAGCACCGGTCAGGGTCTGGTCAATGGTTCCTGTAGTGGGATAGAAGACCTGGGCGGTAGTTCCTGCCACAGCGCCTCCTAGATGTTGACCGTCTCAGTGATGGCAACCGAGTCGCCAGGCACCAGGGTCGGCGGGTTGGGCACGGCAGTCTCGAAGACCAGCGTTCCGGCAGAAGCAGCGTTGAAGACACCGATCTTGTTGATCGTGTTTGTAGAGCCGTCGTTGACGTTGGCCGTGAACGTGTTGGTCAGCGTGTAGAACGAGTTGGTGCCCGTGTAGGAGAAGGCAGCAACAGCCCGCACGAGGCCACCAGAAGCCGCAGCCAACTCGCTGGTCAGCGTGGTGTCGGTAGCAGCAGGAGCAGTCGCGTTCGTCGTCAACGCGATGTACTTAGCAACCGCAGCGACCGTGCCGCTCATCTGGTTGGCCTGGAACGACGTGCCAGCGTTAGTTCGCATCGGGCGTCTCCTCGATGGTGTCGGCAGGCTTCCCGACAACACAGCCGAAGTGCTCTGCCAGCATCTCGGCGAGCATCGGCTTCTCCGGGCACTCGACCCAGGTCGGTGCCTCAGTGAAATGAGCGTCGTAGACGCCGCCATTCAAGGTGATTGTCTGGAAACACTGGAGCAGCGACCAAGAACGGGGCAAACGGGTGAAGTTCACCAGTTCCTGAGGGGCCTCCTGATAGGAGATGGTGACGACATCGTTCTCGTCACGATCTGCCGTCGCGGAGTGCTTATTGCCCATGAGGAGGATGAACTCGTCCTCATTGGCTTCATCGAGAGCGGCCATGATTAGTCCTCGTAGATCTTGAGAGCGCCGGGAGGCAGCGTCGCTGTGTCACCGGTGAGGATCGTCTTGGCTACGTCGAAGGTGCCGTAGTAGAGGATGTTGCCGTTCGTGGCGGCGTCGATGATCGCCCACTGGGTGATCGTTCCCCAGTCAGCCGTGGCAGTGGCGAACGAGATCGTGTTCGCATTGCTCTTGAGCGTCTGACCAGCAGACGGCGCAGCAGCAGGCCACTGCGTCAGGTTGTTCGCCACCGTGGCACGGGCGTATGCACCACCAGTGACCTCCACAGCGCTCGGCACCGCACCTGTGCTGCCCTCGCCGACAGTGCCGGTGGTGAACAATGCGATGTACAGGTTCGCCGGAGCCGAATACGCCTGTCCACCAATGAAGGTGTCGAGGACGGTCCGCTCCAGGTAGTCGCTCTTAGATCCAGCCATCGAATGCTCCTCAGACGCTCAACTTGAAAGTGGAGTACTCGAAGTTCGAGTACGTACTCCCGGTGACGGTGACGCGGAACGTCCACTTCCCTGGAGCAAAGCCAGTCGTGTCCTGGAAAAGAACGAAGTCGCTCGTGGCAGTGCGGTAGGTCATTGCCACGTTCGATGTCGTCGGCGATTGGGTCTTGCGATCCCTGCCGGGTGCCCAGAAATCGACATGCGCTCCTGTCGGTGCAGGATCGAGAGGCAGGCTTGTCTCCGGATCGGTGGCCGAGACCACGATCCGGAGCGCATCGCCCACGTACAGCGTCATTAGATGACTTCGACCTCACCGATCTGGAGTGTGTTTCCGACCAGGACATCGGCCTTCACGACAGCCTGTTCAAGGACGGTCGTCTGAATATTCGGAACCAGAACAGACTCGGTAACCGCTACTGCTTTCTCGGCAGCAATAGCGATGCTGATCGGTTCCGGAGTTGGCACTAGGCGCGACGCATCTGGCGCGGTCCAGGCGGCGTGGCACCGGTAGTCCCACCACCGACCGGACCCATCTTGTCGAACTGCTCCTGGTCCTTCTGCGTGACCCGCTTCATGGGGTTCGCAGCCTGCTCGCGGCTCTCCAACTCACGGAAACGCTTGAGCGACAGGTCGGTGTCCTCAGCCAGTTCGATCATGCGACGCAGCGTGCTAGCCGAGTCGATGACCGACATGTACTCGTCCCAGGCCACCTCGCTGGCAACGAAGATGCGCTTGATGTCCTCGTCGGATAGAGCGTTCGGGTTGGTCTGCACCGAGATGCTCTCGGGCACCATGATCGGGCGGAACTGACCGTTCACGAACGGGTCGAACTGCTTGTCGCGGATCCGATCCTGCGTGAGGATCCGCTCGTAGGTCGTGATCTTGAACTTTTGGTGACCCGAGACGTGCACAAACTGCTCGTCGCCGCGACGGTCCTCGCGGATCACGTAGTTCTGGGCGTCGGAAACCGACTCCCACTCCTCAACGAAGCGCTTCTCAGCCTCGGTGACCGAACCAGTGACACCCAAATCCATGACAGTCATCCATTCCTCCAGAGCCGATTCCAGTTCCATACGGAGTGTCGGACAGACGGGTGTTCAGATTCACGGCACTCTGTTTGCAGCCCATGGTGGGCTTCGACCAAGGAGGTCACATGCCGTACAAGAACATCGGCCCGAAGAACGGGACAGGCGTCCGCATTACCTGGGTGAAGGACAGTCACATGCAAGCGGTGGTCGCTCCGTTCACCGAAGGGATGCCCGAGGAGGAGTTCATTCACGGGGACGGTGCAACGTGGATGGACTTCACGGAGCGTCGCCACGTGAACGACCTGATCCGCGCACTGCGTGACGCCCGTGACGACGTGTTCGGGAAGGACGCTTAGTCCTCGACCACGATGAGAGCGACTGAGGTTTTCTCGTCAAGCAGGGTCTGGACGGCTGCCAGAATGGCTTCCTTGTCCTGCAAGACGCGGATCTTGTCCGTGTAGCCCAAGGCATCGCGCTGCTCCAGCAGAGTGGTGAGCGACTTGTTCAGCACATCTCGGGCTGCGATGGCGCTGTTGATCTCATTCGTGATCTTCGTGGCTTCCGATTCCATACCTACACATCGACAACGACGAAGCCCCGGCTCCACAAAGGAACCGGGGCTTCGTCGAAGCGGGAGAACTAGGCAGGCTGGTTGCTGTCAACCAGCAGGCGCGCACGCTCCGGGTGGTGGATCAGCAGACCCGTGTCCCGGCGAGCGATGTAGTGCCAGTACCCGGTGTCCAGGTCCTCGAACTCCTTCGACTTGAGACCACCGAAGAAAGCGAACTTTCCGGTGTCGCGGGCCATGACCCACATCTCGTTGCCGGGGAGGTACGGGGTACCGTCCTCGTCCTTGTAGTTCTTGAGGCGCACGATGGTGCATCCACGGTAGGTACCGAGGACACCCTTCTGGCGGATCTCCTCAAGAGTCTCCGGACCGTATCCCTCGAAGTCCACGATCTGGTCGACCATGCTCGGACGACCGACGATCACGACCTCACCCGTGCGGGTGGCGTCCTGGACCTGACGGATGGCGTTGTCCAGGGCTGCCTTCGACAGACCCGGAGTTGCCACGTAGTACGGCGAGCCGACCGGAATGGCCTGCTCAAGAACCGTGTGGATGCGGCGGTTGATCTCCGCGTCCATACGCTGGATGGCGAGGTCACGCAGAGTCTGCGCGCTCTCGGCGAAGTTGTTGGTGAACTTGTCCTCGAACTCCCAGACGTGAACACCAACCATGTCGCGCGGAACCTCGGACACCTCGCTCGTGAGCGAAGACGCCTCGATGTAGCCACCGCGAGCCATGTAGAACGCCTTGAGACCGCCAGCCTCACGGACGAAGATGCGACCGTTGAAGTCGGTCGTCTCCGTCTCGATCCACCGGTCGACCAGGGTCTCGTACTCGAAACCCAGGAGGATGGATTCAGTCATCTCGGCGGCGAAGTCAGCGCGCCACTTCGGGTCGCCCCAGTACTGGCGTGCCTCCTCGTTCGCACGGTCGGTGAGTTCACGCTTTACGCGCTTGTCCTCAGCCGAACGACCGAACGCGTCGACCAACTGCTTAGTGATGTCAGACATTTGCTAATCCACCCCCCTTCTAGAAGGTGAGACGGGCCTCGAAGAGGCCAGTCGACGGGACAGCGTGCTCCACCTGGAGCCAGCCGTTGGTTGCATCGCCAATCGCCCACGTGCCGTTGGAGGCAGGCGTGAGGTAGTCGCCTACGACCGGCGTGCCAGCGACGAGGGTTGCCCCCGGCTGGACGCGACCGTCGTAGAGCGGCTTGTCGGCGGTGTTCTTGAAGTAGACCTTCACTCCCACGCCGTGGACCATCTGAGCAAAGCGCGCCAGAGGGACAACGGTGAACGGGAAGTCCTGGGGAGAGGTCAGGAACGGGTCCACTCCCTGGAACTGAATGTGCTCGTAGACCACGATGCCGCTCAGAGCAGTCGGAGCGGAGGCCGCAGTCGGACGAACGAGGACGTTGCCCGCACCAACCTGAACAGCAGTGCCGATCAGGTAAGGCGATCCCGTAGCGGGCACCTTGTTCCGACCGTCACGAACGATGTTCTCGAAGGAACGGAATCCGAAGTTACGCGTGTAGGACATACTGACTTACACCTCCTTCCTATGCGAGGCCGAGGATGGCGCGGCGAGCCGAAGGCTCGTGACCCGTTCCACCCTCGCGGGTTCCAGACATCGCGGACGCGGTGTCAGTGGTTGCTGTGCTGGTGGAAGTGCCCTTGAGGGCCTTCCACTCGTCGAGGCGGTCCGTCCAGGCTGCTTCATCAACGTCGGCCCACTTGCTGGCCTTGTCGTTGATGTACTCCTCCGGGAACAGCCCGAGGTTACGAACCTGAGCCGCACGGTCGGAGGCGATCTGCGCCTTCTCGGCCTCTGCGTCCTTGGCAGCCATATCTGCCTTGAGCGCAGCAGCCTCGTCGGTAGCAGCCTTGAGCGACACCTGTGCGGTGTCCAGGTCGCCGTTGAGACGCTCGTTCTCGGTCTTGACAGCAGCGAAGTCCTCGGCGAGCGAAGCCTTCTCAGTTGTCAGTGTGTCGACCTGCGCCTTGAGGTTGTCCCGCTCAGCGGTGAGCGTCGCCGTGGCGTCGCGCACGGCCTTGTCGAGCAGGGCCTCGTGGGTCTCCTTGGAGATGGTCTCCTGAGTGTCGTCCATGTGCTTTGTTGTCCCTCCTTCCGATGCAGCGTCGGTCTTTTTAGTGGTGGATGACGAAGGCTTCTTCGCCGGAGCACCGGGCGCAGGCTTCCCTGCGTTCTTTGCTTCGGCTAGTTGCTTCGTCTTTTCGACTTCCTCGGTCTCTGCCTCGTTCTTGTGCTTCTCCAAGGCAGCAGTAATCCGCGTACGGATCTCTGCGAGTTGGTCGTCCGAGTACATTTTCGCGTTCGATGCCTGGTGGATGTACTTCCAGGCAGCGAGCGCATGTGACTCGGTGTCGATGGGATAACGCTTGATCTTGTCTTCTTGAAGACCAGGGTCTGCGTATTCCACCGGGCCGTACGGCTCGGACTTGTCAGCGAGATCCAGACGGTCGAAACCGGAGGGTGTTCCAGACTCACTCACTGCCCAGTCCGTACAGAAAGGGCACAGAGATGCGTCATGACGGGCACCGTCCGGCTGCGACAAAAGCAGACCATCATGGATGTCCAACAAAGACTCGCTCACTGCACCTCCTCGACGTGATGCTTCGATCCAGACACGCGTCAGTTTGAAATCAACGGTCTGACATGGAGATCACGGTCGCCATTAGGTGCTCCCAAGCGGCTGGGGACACCTCAGAACCACCGTCTGTTACCTGCCGGTATGCGACCTCAGTGAGTTCGGCATATCGACTGGCTTCATCGCGGATGGCCTGCTCATAGACGTTCGCGTGGGCGCTGGCCCAACCCGGCTTGACCGGAGGGATGATCAACGCACCGCCACGGAACGTGGGGTTGACGATGTGACGAATAGAGGTGCGCTCCTTGATGTGGGAGCAGTGGTCCTCAGGCTTCATGTACTCGAACTGCTTGTCGCAGCCGTTCTCACCAGCACAGTGCACGTGGGTACCGCGCACCTCCATGCTGTAGAACAACGAACCCGCCTCGTCGGCCTGGTCAACGACCGCCGACTCGAACGGGAAGATGTGCGACCACAGGCCCGAGAGCGCCTCGATTTTCGCGGTACCGGTCGACGCCTTGTCCTGGGACAGGTCGATGGTGCGCGTTGAGGCGAAGAAGCCGACTGGCTGACGTTGCTTGTGCAGCATGTTCAGTGGCGCGTACTTGATCGAGTACTCGCCCATCGCCAGGTCGTCCTTCGTCCAGAACTGCTTGTTCTGGTTCGGGTTGTCGGCCTCAACGAAGTCGCCAGCGATCCATTTGATGAACGGGGAGCCGCTCTTGGTGTCGAACTCCCAGTCAGCAGCGGCAGCGAAATCCTCGGTCACGTCGCTGGCGGCACGCACAACTCGCGCCGTGTTCGCTAGGAACAGGCGGTTGTTGCGCTCGATCAGCAGGGTGTCCATTACCCGGCGACCCACACAGTGCCCTTGCCAGAGCCGGTGGCCTGGATGAAGACGCCGTTGTCGCACAGCAGTTCGTACGACAAGCCGTAGGTACCAGCAGCACCGCCGACCAGGACAGGTGCACCCGTGTTGTCGGAGCCGTTGTAGACGACAACGCTGGTGAAGCCGGTGTAGGTCATGCCGACAACCGACAGCGCATCGGCGTCAACGACACCAGTGGCAGTGAAAGGAATCGCGTTGGCCTGCATTACGCGTGCTCGAATGCAGAGCCGCCAGCACCGTTGATGCGGACAGGAGCGTCCTGCTTCACGGTGAGGTCGTTGGGCGTAGCCGCGTTGTCCTTCGGACGCCACGGGATGTCGTGCATGTTGACGTTGTTGGCCAGCGGGTTGGGGTAGTTGCTGGCCTTCGGGTACGCGCCCTCGGGCGGGTTGTCAGCGGTAGCCATTGCTTATCCCTTGTGCGGCTTGAAGGGCGGGTTGGCCTTGCCGTCCTTGAGGGGCGGGTTCTTCTTGCCGTCCTTCATCGGGTGCGGGTCGTTGCTGTTCGGGCTGTTCTCACCGAACGGGTTGGTCATGGGCTTGGCAGCGGCCAGATCAGCAGAAGACGGCTGCTCGCCAAGAACCTCTGCGCGACGGTCGCGGTCAGCGTTGGAAAGAGCCTGGTACGAGGAACTCATGGTTAGTCACGCTCCGTCTTCATCTTGGTTTCCTTCTCACGTGCGGCGTGCACGTTCGCAAGGTGGTTGAGGGCCGCTCCCTCAGACGCAAAGTTGCGCTGGCAGTACTCGCAGGTGAAGGTGTTTCCTGCCGCTGCGTCGTCCGACTCATCGTCGGCGATCATGGCGCTGAGTGCGTTCATGACCTGAATCGCTTCCGGGCGGTCTTCCTCATCGCAGTTGCTGTAGTACTGCGCGACTTGGGTCCAGGCAGTGATGAGCAACTGCTGGAGCCACGGGTCGTCGTCCAGGTCAGCGAACTCCGTGGGGGAACCCTCGGTCTTTACGCCAGCCAGGCGAGCGCTGTACTGGCGGATTTCGTCGGTGAAGTTCGAAATCCCCTGGAAGTCGCTGACGACCTCCGTCTTGAAGTTGCCCGGAGTGCCGCTGATCTTGGTGACCGACCGACGCTCGGGAGCGGTATTTACGACATACATGGACCCACCACGGCTACCGGCAAGGATCTCCTTGTCGGGCGTGGGACTGTCGGCGGCAGCCTGATCAGTCACTACAACCTCCTGAAATGGCGCACCGCTCGGACACAAGACCTATCGGCGCGCGCCTTGTTGTGATTGGACGAACGTCGCTATTGAGGAGCCGGAGGGGAGCCCTGGGCATCGCGGTTCAGGGAATCCGTACCGCCCCCACCTGTGGGACGACCGCCTTGAGCGCCTGTGGCGAACGGGTTGGAAGCCGGTGAGGAGAACGGCACCGACGACTGGAACACCGGGTCGACCGCCTTCTCGCGCTTACGGCGGATGTACTCGATCTCCTGGTCGTAGTTGAACTCCTCCAACTGCGTCTCGCGGGAGATGTCGCCCTGGTTGCGCAACTTGATGACGGCGTTGATGACATCGGCGTTGAGGCTGATGACCACGCGCTTGGGGTGGAAAGACATGTTCGGCGTCTCGTTGAGGGCCGTGATGTTCTTCTCGATGGTCATCTTGAGGACGTTCTCCTCGATGGTGCGCGCCAGTTCGTGACGGCGAGCCTCGATGCCACGGGCGATCAACTCGTCCACCGAACTCTCGGTCTGACCGTTGCCGTTCTGAGACCCGCCGAGGCGGAACGTCTGGAGGCCACGCATAATCAGACGCTCGTCCAAAGCGTTGTACCGCTTCACATCGAGCACAGATGTCGTGTCAGGCGTGATGATCTCGACTGACAACCGGTGGTCGCCAACGAGGATTGGCATCCGCGCGACAACACGGGCCTGCTCGCGCAACTGCTCGACCTCACCAGCACGAGCGGGGAACTTGTCGCTGCCTCGCTTGAGCACGATGATGAAGTTGGTGGCACCGATCAGGGCTGCACGGTCACTGGCCCGCAGGTGCGCCTTCATGTCCAGCAAGGGCAGGATGCTCTTGAGTCGCACCGCTGCGAACCGTTCGTACTGAGCCCGTGACAGTGTGTGACGGAAGACTGCATCCTTCTTGAACAGCCACAGGTAGACCTGGTTCGTCGGTCCCCGGTGAGCGTCGGTTAGGTGCGACATCTCCTGAGCGGTCGCCCGGTACGGGCCATCGAACATGTTGAGGACGGTTTCGTCCTGCTGGTTGCCCTGAAAGATCTCTAGGAAGTTGTCGTGCTCTTCCTTCGAAGCGATGTATGCGAAGCGTTCTTTCCCGAACATCAACTGTCCAACAGGAAGAACCTTCGTCGGGTCTAGGATGCTCAGGTTGGCCGGAGCGGTGAGCGCGAACTGCTTGCGGCGCTTGCGCTTCTTCGGTCCAGGGTTCGGCACACCGGTTGAGTGCAGGTCCTCAGCGCCAGGGATATTGACGCCGGGAGCGGTCACCGGGTCGGTGTCCTCCAAGTCCACGATGGGCGTGGCCTTGTCGCGGACCTTGTAGATCTTCTCCTGCCAGTCCACCGCAACATAGAACTGGCTGACCTTGAACAGTTCACGCCACATCTCACGCAGACGGCTGTCCAAATCCAGATCAGCAGCGATCTGGTTCCACACGTCTTCCTGGTCCTGGTCGACGCACTCGAACGACATGCGCTGGAAAGCCAGGCCCTCAGTGGCGTCGCAAGTGGTCGACAGAATCTCGTCGTACTCCACCGCATCAGCGCACTGCATCATCTGGTCGTAGACGTTGGTGGTCAGCGAGTAGCGGTTGCGGAAGAACAGCGAACCCGCCGCATTGGCAGGTGCACCCATCTGACGCGACCAGGAGTCGAGCGCCTGAGCAACATCATCATGAGCGAAGGCGCGCTGCGCGACCTCCTCAGGCACACCGGCCTCGTTGACGTACTGGATCGTGCCGGGAGTCGCATTCTCAACGCCTCCGGTGTCACTTTCCAGCGTGCCGTAGTCCTGGAAGAACCGCTTGACCTCGCCGCTCACGTCTGTCCTCGCACCATGTCAAAGTCCATCTGTCGGATAGCGATGAGTCGGCTGGCGATCTGGAACTGGCTCTTGAGTTCCCCCAGCGTCTTTTCAGCCTCTTCACGCACGGGCTTCCATTGCCGGTGCATCACTTCGATGCGCTGGCACTGGACAATGATTTCCACAAGGCGAGCGGAGTGGGCGCTCACAGCGGCCATAACCATGTCGGGCTCGGCCTTGTGGAAAGCCTTCATGTCGGCCAGCACGTCATCGACTTCCGAACGAACAGAAAGAATCGACCCCAGCCCCGGATGTACGGTCTGCTGGTTCGCTAGCGCCGCCTGAGCGTGCGCAACCATCGCAGGAGGCTCGCTTAGCCCCTGCTTAGGGTCTGCTGACTCCATTTTGATGACCGGCATGATGCATCCACCTTCGGTTCAGTCCAGTTCCAGATGGACTGAACCGTAAGTGTGGATGGCCGTCAGAATGTGGAGGCGCGCCTAGCAATCGTCAGTCGGAGTAGGGACTGGCGTCGGGGAAGTCGTAGGCGTCGGGGTCGGCGTCGGGGAAGGTGGCACGCAAGGCGCGCCATGCCCAACGATAACGATGGGCGGTCCCTGACTGGGCTGGATTACCTGCACCGGCAATGGCGATCCGTTCGCGTCCTTCGGACGGTTGATCACCACCGGCTTGGTGTCGTTTCGCGTAATCGCAGTCGTGGTCGCGTGAGAGCCATGTACAGCCGTGATCACTCCGGCAGCGGCACCCAGGAACGCAGTGACACCAGCGATTCCGCCGAGCGTCTTCTTTTCCATCAGAACCCGATGGCGTCGCCGTAGCCACCATCATCCTCAAGCCACGTGAGCATCACGGAATCGAACTCTTCCTTCTTGTCGAGCATCTCCTCGATGGGAGCCTGGATGTACGCCAGGGCAGCCATGCGAGCAGCGTCCAGGGCGTGGAACTTGCCCTTGTTGAACTCCTTCTTGCCGTAGGGGTTCGTGCTGCTCTTCGCCGTGAAGTACGCCTGACCCTGGAACTCCTTGAGCATGTCGATGTCCCACGGCAGCCGAAGGCGTCCCTGGTCAACGAGCAGGCGCAGTTGGTCGCTGCTGTACTCCAGGACGTTCGCCATGACAGCGCGGTCGATGGGGTCGACCCACTCGTCGTTGTCCTCCAACTCCTCGAAGGAGACCGGGATCTTCTCCGAGAAGTTGTAGCCCTTGACGGCGTTGTACAGCGCAGGGCTGGCGAGGTTGCGGTCCAGCGCGTACTGGAAGATCGGCAGACCCAGGCCGGTGCGGTCCATGCCGAACCCGGCAGGCTTGTAGAACTCGCAGATCGCTTCCATGACCTTGATCTGGTCAGGCGCGCTGATGCGCTCCAGGTGGAAGCGGGCTACAACCTTGAGGCGCACGGTCGGGCTGTTCTTGCCCTTCGCGTTCACGTACTCCTCAGCGAACACCAGGATCTCGGTGGGGTGGTTGGTCATACCAACGTCCATGCCAGCCCAGAACTTTTTGTAGATCTTGTGGCTGCCTGGCATGTCGAGGTGGTCCACGATGTCCACACCACGGTCGCGCAGGAACTCGTCGTTGATGCGGAAGTGGTAGTACTCGTTCTGGTTGTAGTCGCTGTCGGGGTTCGAGTCGACGCACGCCATGAGGCGGTGCAGCACGAACAGCGCCGACATCGAGTCACCGTGCAGACCCAGGATGTTGCGGCGGTAGTCCGGGTGGTCACGTGATCCGTAGAACTCGGCCTTGGCGACACGCTCAGCAGGCGTCCAGTCGGGACGGTGCATAGCGGTGTACCGGTGGGTCATCCAGTCATCGCTCTGGGTCAACTTGTAGTAGTGGTCGCGCACACCGCGAGAAACGCCGTGAGCACGCCACCGGGAGGTCTCGTCGCCGTAGCGCAGGGTCTCCGTCAACTCGACCCAGCCAGCGCCGGGGTAGTCCTGCGCCTCGTCCATTTCGAGCATGCGAGGGTGCATACCCTTGACGCCCTTGCCGTCCTTCTGTGGGATACGACCGACGATCTTGGCGTTGTTGCGGAACTTCGCCTCGAACGGTCGGTGCGTGATACCGGAGGACTGGTTGCCGGTCTTGAGCATTTCCCGGCTCAGACGGGTCGCCATCAGACGGTCCTCGATGACCTTCGTAACGGGGTCGAGGTGGATCATCTCAGGCGCGGTGATGAGCATGTCCTGTCCTGGGTTGCAGAACGGGAACGCATAGGCACGCATCTGAATACCGACCGACTTGCCGATGGCACGGCCACACTGGTCGATCTGCTTCTTGCTGTCGTTGCGGTACCACGGGTACTGGTAGGACCAGCAGCGGAACAACTGGTCCTTCTTGCCCGCCTTGTTCTTGGCGTCTGGGTCCTTCCAGAGGAACTCCGCGATGTCGATCCCGGAGGCGTCCAAGAGAAGGGCGACGAGCATCTTCTCCTCGTCGGTCAGTGCTTCAAGAACAGCCATACGTTCGTTATCGGGCCTTGACGAACGGTGATTGCTTGTTGGTGACCAAGTAGTCCTTGTACAGACGGGTGGCGATACCGGGACGGTCACTGATCAACTGCACGAACGCAGCCTGTGCTGCCATCATCCGGTACTCCAAGAAGTAGGACGCTGGCTTCTTCACCGCCTCCGCAATGCGACGCATGATCTCCATGTCAGGGTGATAGCGCAGCGGGTCAGCGTCCTCCAGGAACATGCGCTGATAGGTGCGCCGGTTCATGTGGATCTTCATGGCGAAGGCACGCTCGGAGATACGGATGAGCGGCGGAAGCGCCTGCCGCAGCGGCTCATCGGTGTACTCACCATGGATGAGCGCTTCGAGGTTCACGTCCTCTTCACGCGGCATCGGGCGCTGGCCGATGCGTCCAGGCGTGGCGTACGCCTGCTTGATCAGGTCTGACAGCAGTGCTTCGAGAGCCTCAGGCTTGTGCGTAAAGGCTGCGACCCAGGCACGCTCACAGGCTTTCGATGGAGGGCCAGCCAACGTCTTGAGGCTCGGGAACTTCTCTTGCAGTTCCTCGATGTCGTACGTGGGGGCCTTGGCGGTGCGTGTAGCCACAGCAGTCCTCACAGATCTGCGATCCAGATAGCCTGGTTCGCTCGGAAGTCGTCGTTGAGTTGCTCCCACTCAGGCATTACCCGAGTGCGTACCCATTCCAAAATCGACTCCGGAGAGAGGTCTAGTTCACGGCGCTCTTGCTCATCGCAACGGTCGTAGGTCTCGACCATGGAGATGAGTTCCCAGAGGTAGGTGACTGACTTCTCGTACTGCTGATTGCGATGCACGCCGAACTCATTCGCTCGACGCAGCAGCATGGCAACGTAGTCGCCAACGCTCTCGCCCTTGTCCTTTTCCCGCTGTGCGCGGTCGATTCCAAGACTCGCCTTTACGAGGCGAATCTCAACCGAATACTCCTTGATGGCGTTCTTGAGTTCGGTCTCGTTCACGCGCCCAGCGAGGTAGTCGAACCCCTGGGTGAGCCACGTCGTCCACCGGTAGACCATGATTTCCAGCGTCAGGAGTCGACCAAGGTCTTCCAGGTCGCTGACGTTGGTGAACCGGTTGTGCTCCAGGTACATGTCGCGCTGGCGCTCGTACCAGATGCCTTCTTGTTCGGTTTGCAGGTGGAACGGAGAACCCGTGGGGGACTGCACCGTGTACAACTGCAAGCCGTACGGATTCTCGATCTCAACTGCATCTGCCATAGACGGCAGTAAAGCACCTAGAGTGACGGAAGTGGCTCATTGAGTGAGCCGACACCGAGAAATAACCCTTTTGAACTAGAAGCCAACTCGAACATCGAGGGTTTCCAGGTCGTCACGCTGCATGACGTGCTTAATCCGAACATCGGGGCAGAGGGCGAGCGTTAGACCCGCACGGTGGCAGTTTTCCGCCCACCCGAGGTCCTCACCAAGACCGTGAGGAGCGTAGTCAGCACCCCGATACAAACGTTCGGTCATCAGAACCGTGCCGAACACAGCGTGCTGCTGCTCGGTCTTCTCAGGTACCTGTCTCGTACCGTTCAGGTTCGTGCAGTTCGGAAAGTGCTCCCCATTCGGGGTCATGAACGTCAGCGGGGCTATCCCATCCCACGTGTTCAAGTGCTCGAACAAGATGCGCAGCGTATGCGGTGGAAGAAGCATGTCGGTGTCGCATGACAGATAGAAGTCCGGACTCTCCTGGCGCACATAGGCAAGCAGGTCGTTCCGCAGCCGTGTCATCGTGGCATAGCGGCTGAGCGTCCACAGGCGGTGCCCCAGGTGATCGTCGTGTTCATCTTCCAACACGGTCACCTTACGAAATCTGCTCAGCATTTGTTCGTAAGTGATGGACATGCGTGTCAGATCTTTGGAGTGCCCGTAGTTCAGCACCACCTCGATCTCCTCAGGCGGAAAGTCCTCCTGATGTGCCAAGCCGTCGAACCAGTCGCGCAGAATCCACTCCCGCTCACAGACTGGAGCGCCAACGATGATCACTGTGGGAGCAGGAACTGCAAGGCGCGCAGCATGTTCTGCGACTGCTCAAGTTGGCTGAGCAGACGCCCTACCAGGCCCATCGCCTCTTTCATCTCCTCCACCGAGTCGGTGATGTCCACAGCCAGAGCACCACAGGCGTACATGGCCTCGTTCTTGCAGATCGGGAACTTGAAGACCAAGTAGATGCGCTCATGACCATCCACTATGCCGGTTTCCTGGTAAGTGAAGGGCTTCTGCTGCGTCCACACCACGAGGTCGTTGTTGGCGTAGTCCAGCGCACGCTCCGGCCAGAGTTCCTCGTTCGTCTGCCCCAGGATCTCCGCTTCGGTGTACTCAGACGCCCGTAGGAACTCGGCGTTCACGAACAGGTAGCGACCGTCGCGGTCACGGCTGTACATGATCGCGTGCAAGGCATCCAGATAGTCGTCGATTTCTCGGCGGTGCTCTACAGCCATGCCGTGATCTCCACCTCTACGCCCTCTGGGTGCTCCGCGTCAGCGAACCTCTTACGAGCAGAGATGTCAGTGACGATCTTGTCGTCTGTCAGCACGTTCACGTTCTGGAGGCCGTCGAGGACGCACTTCACGAGGTTGTCCACGTCGGCACCCTTCATCGGGTACTCCACCTTTTTCGGCAGCGACGCGGGTCGTTTCATGTTGAAGCGCATGTCGACCATCACCCGCCCAGCGAACGGCAACTCCAGTTCGCCAGGATGGTTCGTATGAATCCAGGCGAGTGCCTGTTTCACCTGCCACCCAATCGACTGCTCCCAGTTGACGGTGGCGTCAGGCGTGAAGGTCTGAACGAACCCGGTGTTCTTGTTGCGGACGGTGCGGGCGCGAGCCTTTGGCTTCGGTGAACCTAGGGCTGTGAAGGAGAAGGCGCAGATGGGACCGGCGCGGAACCACTCGGGTTGGAGATAACCCGCAGGGACCGGTGGTGCTTCTCCTGCCACTGGACTACTCCCTCTACCTGCATGCGCCGGAGGTAGGAGTGCAGCGTGGCAACGGACACGTCAGCGACCTCGGCGATCTCACGCAGCGAAGGCGCACGGCCATGCGCAGTGGAAAGCGTCTCGATGGCCTGGAGAATGCCATCGCGCTTGTACGTGTACAGGCTTTGCCGCGCCACTAGGTGTCCCTTCCCTACGTGCTTTCACCCTAGTGGTTCGGCCCGACACGTTCGGTAATGGAGCGTTCGTTCGGCGTGTCGAGAAAATGACCCCAGACACGCCGCAACCCCGCTGGCCGAGGCCCAAGGCGGGGTTGTGGGTGGAAGGTGGGACTGAGTTCCCACAAGCCGGGGTCCAGAGTTCTCGATTAGGTGACCCGACATCTACACGTTGGCCGATAAGCCACTCGCCGCGTATCTCGTCTCCGAGATACCGCCCTATCTCACCGAATCGGCCTGAAAGGTTCTGCGAGCCGTGCAACCGTTCTCCCCCAGCCTGGACGGTAGGGAGGTTCCGGCACTTCCCGACGAGGTGCCCCTCGTCGTTGGACCAAACAGTAGCAGGACGTTCAGGGTTCGAACAAGGCTTTATCGAACGCCCATGATCCTGGAGCAGGACCAGGGCTGCCACCCGCGAGCGAGGTAGCCGTGGTAGGCCACGATGTCCTGTTCCGACTCGCTGGCGTCAGCAGCGTCACTGGCGAACTGCTTGCCGCCGTAGGTCGACCAGAAGTCAGCGTCCATCTGCCACTTGCCGTGATATCTGCCGTCCCGCAGGTGTGGGTTGCCGTTGTAGTGGTCCCAGGAGGACCGATCACCAGACTCGCAGTTGGCAACCTTGTAAGCGTCAGTGGTGTGTGCCCACGCGTAGGCAGATGTTCCACGTGAAACAGACGGGTGTTCTTTCCGAACGATCCGGGCCTTCGGAGCCTGTGTTGAGCGTGAATGAGGCGCTACAAGTGGCTTCGAAGTCTTAGTTGTTTTAGTTGGGGGGTGCGTCGCGGGGTGCGACGGGGCCACCGAACGGCTTCGTGAAGCGCGCTTGATGATCTGCATCTCACGCACTGTGTTGTCAGGCTCACTGACTGTTGCTGCATCCACAGTCTGTGGAGAAGCCTGTGGATAACTCGTGCGTGTCGCCAGCGTATGAGCGCCAACGACAAGGGTCAGGGCTGCGGTGATCGCAACCAGGGCGGCGGGCTTGCCTTGTACACGCATCGGACTCCGATGTCAGAGGGATAGGACAGCAAAGGGCCGCTGGCGCAAGGGGTGAACCGCCAGCGGCCCTTCGTCTGTGGTGGTGCTACTTGACCTGAGCCCCACTCGGGAGGCCAGACTCACTACCCGGCTCCTGGGACAGGGGCTTGGGCTCCGCGTCCTCAGGGTTCGGGAAGATCTCCGCGCCCTCAGGAAGCGAGGACTCGGTGGGGCCAGAACCGTCAGGTGACGGCAGGGCCTCGGCGTCGACAACATCCGACGATGGGGAGCCAGGAGCCTCGATGGGAGGCTGCGCGACAGGTGCGGGCTCCTCGTAGGAGTCCTGCTGGGCAGGCTCAACGGGCTCCGGAGTTGTGGCGGGCTCCGGAACGGCCTCGGGAGTGAGCGCTCCGGTGTCCATGTACTCGTTGTTCAGTGTGGGCTCGGTCATCTTGCTCCTTCTCGGACAAGTGGCTCAAACAGTGAGCCACCATAGCGAATGTTCGGGTTACGTCGTGGGAAGCCCCTCGGCGCGGCGAATCTCGTCATCGTTGATCTTGTTCTGCTCCGGATCTGGCTCCGCGTCATGCAGCGACACCTTGTGCGCATCGAAGCCGTCCTCTGTGGCGAACTCACGCCCACAAGTGCAGGTCTTGAAAAGACCTTCTGATGCCATATCAACTCCTCAACACGAAAACGGGGCGGTGCAGAGGACGAACCCCCACACCACCCCGTAGACGTGACGCGACTAGCGTCCCGGACGACCGTCCAAACGCGGGTAACCGTTCGCGCGAGCGGCGGCACCCGGCTGGTTGGCGTACGCGGTGTAGTCGTACGTCGGTGAGTCCGCAGGTGCGACGTTCTCAGGGTTGCTTGCGGCAACCTTGAACGCGCCGTACGTGACGTGACCCTGGTAGGCAACGACAGCCATGGCTATCTCCTTTCTTCCTGCTAGCAGAGGTGTTGGCCAACACCCCAACTATCGGTTCAGGAAGCGAGCAGATCGCGCACAGCGTTGCGGTCAGTGACGAATGCAGTCACTTTCCGGTGGTACCGACGACCGTCTGGTTCTTGATAGACCTCTAGTTCAAGAAGTCCTTCTGGCAGCAAGTAGTAGAAGTACCAGCACTCATCGTCCTCCACGGAGGCCATGCCAAGTGGTCGGATCTGTGGATATCCCTTGGCTGCCATGAACTCTTGAGCAACCTTCGCGTGACGTGTTCGTAGGTCAGCCATCGCTAGTTGCATTCGTGTCCTGGTAGGCCGTGCGTAGGAGGTCCGAGACGCTTTTGGCTGTAGCAATGTGGACGACGACAAGGGAGTCGAGCACTGCCTCTCTAGTAATGGGGTCGAGGATGACACCAGTCGCCTCCCAATAGTTCACGCAGCATGCAACGGTCTCGCAGACGAATGTCTGGATACCTGGTTCTTCTGCAAGCAGTAGTTGTGCTGCGTGTTCACTCAGCAGACGCGCAGCATCGTTGATGTCAACCATTGGACCTCTAGCCCTTGGGTGTTTTCCCTCATCCTTGCACCCGGCCAAAGGACCGTTGAACACATCAGCGGCGTGTCACGCCAGGGATGTCACTGCCAGAAACGCGTTGTTGAGATCGACCTTTGCCTTGTCGGCGTCGTCGACGATCTGGACCCGCCCCACAACAAAAGGGAGTGTCAGGTTGTTGTACGCGGTACGCGAGATTTCCTGGCGTACAAGGGTTGCCATGACCGCATCAGCGATGGCGTGAAGCGCCTTCGTACCCTCTACCCAGGCACAGTCAGCGAAGATGGCCTCGAACCAGCCAAGAGGAAGAACACGTCCTGTGTTCTCCAGAGCGTTCCAGACCTCGCGGCAGTGATCCGCGTAGGACGGGTGATTATCCGACTCGTACAGGTCGCTGATTTGCTGCGCCTGAGCGAATGACAATGACATTGCCTTACCGAGGAGGTGGCACGCCTCGTCGGCGTGTGGGCCTCGCAGGTCTTGCACTGGCATCATTTAGTGCCTCCCCTGGCACTTTGTTGATTCCCTGTGGTGCTGGTTGAAAACAGACGGCTGTCTGAGTGGGAACCGACTAATAGGAGTATCGGGATCATGGACAACCTGATGGAGACGGTAACCGAACATTTGGGCACCGTCTAGCAGTACAAGCGTGACCTATGGCTCACATTGGGTGAAGTTGAGGTGGAATCGGGACGCTGTAGGACCTGCCTGGCCTGCGTACTTGCCCGTCGTGCCAGCCGTACCGTACGGGTGCGTACACGGTCCCGCCATCTGAAAGACAGCGATCTGCGCGATGGGCATCCCTGGGTACAGCCGGATCGGCAGACAGGTCATGTTGGCTAGTTCGAGCGTGACCTGACCATAGAAGCCGGGGTCGATGAAGCCTGCGGTGATGTGCACAGCCAGACCCAGACGCGCCAGGCTCGATTTGCCTTCTACGCGAGCAGCGTGCTGATTGTTGAGTGACACCGACTCAGCCGTGCTCGCCAGAGCGAAGTCGCGGGGGTAGAGGTCGAGGTAGTCGTCAGGACCCACCTCGACCAGTTCCATCAACTCTGTGTTGTCGTCCTTGAGGTCGATCACGTCGACGTGGTGCAGTTTGTTGGCGAGAACCCTGAACTTCGAGTCGAGGGTTAGGTCGATGCTGGAGGGCTGCAACCTACGTTCATCGTAGGGAGACACATGGATTGCACCGGAGGACATCGCCTCAACGAGACCGGCATCATGGAGAAGCATGCACGGATTCTGACATGTGGCTCTTTTCGTGAGCCGCTAATCGAAGGGCGTGTCGGGCACTTCTTCGATTTGGGTCTCTGCGGGACTGATCCAGTCCTCTTTCACGCGGATGAACTGATCTCCGAACGAGCCCCAGGTCACCTCGTAGGCGTACAACCGTGATCGCTGGGCCGCTCGCAGGATCATGCAGCGCTTCGGCTCCTCCAACGGTGATGCCGTCGTGTGCCACACCAGCACCTGGTCACCGGGCTGGTACTTCATTGCCAGTGCCGTTCGATCTGCTCCCACTGTGCACGCTCCTCATCAGAGAGGATGGGTCGATCTGGCCACTTCTTGCGCGTCGTGCGCATCATGCCCATCACGAACAGAGCCGTGAACATTCCAGTGAACGCCAGCCAGACCCACATCGCAACCCACTGGCCGGTGTCCATCACGAGAGCCCAAACAGATCCTGCATGTTGATCTTTGGATCGTGCAGCATCGCCTTGTCCAGGACGAGCCCTTCCTTGCGGTCTCCGTCAGCGAAGAAGAAGGACTTGCCGTTGCCCCACGGGTCTACGAACAGCCGTCCAGATTCGAGAGTGGCAGCCCATCGCCCGTCACCGTCGAGGGCTCGGTTCAACCGCATCGAGTCGTACGCCCATTCACACGCGATGTCGTAGTCGTCAATGTCGACGGTGGTGACCACACGACCAGTCCGAATGATCTTGACTCGATGCGTCATCCGACCTCCCTCTGTTGTCAGAGGATCGGATCAGTTCAGACTGGGACTGACTCCCACGTACCGTTGCCCAACTTCACCGTAGGACACGGCCAGAAGTTCACCTCACAACCGGTACAAATCGGCAGGCGTTCTGAGTCGACCTTGCCCGATTGGTCCTGGGTGTAGCGAGGCCGATGAAAGGCGAGGACACGCTGCAACCTTGAGGAGTCCTCGTGACCGTCCGTCGTCATCACATCGTCGCTGCCGTGGGTGCGCTCGTTCTGGCTGGCGGCGTTGCTGCCGTTACGGGTCAGACGAGTTCCCATGATGCCTCTTCTCAGATCCACGCTGGCATGGAGCCAGACCGCACTATCAGTCCAGGTCTCGCTGACTCTTCGGTCACTCTGCACGTGGTTTGCACGCAGTCCACAGCGGCGCGCCGCAACGTCAGTGAGGCAAGCAAGAAAGCGGTGTACGCCGAGTACCACGTCACCTACCCGCAGCCTGCTGGGATGTACGAGGTCGATCACATCATCCCGCTGACTATCGGTGGTTCGAACGACATCAAGAACCTGTGGCTGGAGGCGGCGTCACCCAAGCCAGGATTTCACGAGAAGGATGTCCTGGAGAACGTCATGCACCGGCGCGTCTGCTCGGGACAGGAGACTCTCAAGCAGGCTCAGCGAGAGATGGCGACTGACTGGTACGCGGCGTACAAGAAGTACGCGAAGCAGTAGTCCGAACGGGGGCCAGCACGAGAGCGACTGGCCCCCGCCGAGATCGGACCACCCCCTATGTCGGGAGGACAGGACTCCGTTGATAGCCGTTGCTCAAAATGGCTCCTCCTCGATGACGTAAGGGTGGGCGACCCGATCCCAGCGGAACGGTGAGAGAACCTGGCAGCGACCGCAAGAACCGTCATCCTTCTCGCGCCATGAGTGGTCTGCACGGGCAGTGCCCAACTTCGCAGCCATGGCCATCCGACGTTCTTGGATGGTCTCCGTCCGGCTCACGTTCATGTCATCGGCTAACTAGCCAGGCGATCAGACCACGGGATTTCTTCGTCAATGATGAAGAGGTGCTTGTCGGCGCTGTGACGGTGCAGGTTGTGTGGCTTGCAGTCGCTGCACGTGCCGAATGAGTCAGGGTTGTACGCGTGATCCCGAGGCTCCTGGTACGCCTGCTGCTGGTACTCAACACGCTCTTCCATCGACTGGAAGATCCGGCTCCCTGTCAGAGCCACGTTGGGATCACCGTTCCAGGTGAAGGTGGTGGCAGCCGTTGTCGTGTAGGTCGTCAGGGGTTGCCACTGAGTGCCATTACCGACGTACATCTGATTCGACGTGGAGTTCAGGTACAGCGAGCCGATAGTGGCTGTGTTGGTGTTGTTGCTCGCCGTGTAGATGTACTGCGGGCTGGAGCCTTCTCCGATAGCCATGTTGCCTCCAACGCAACTGGGCGGTGCCCCGGTCAAGGAGGCACCGCCCAGCGTACGGCGAAAACTAACGGTTGTGCAGACCCACGCCGCGACCCTTTGACTGAACCTGCTTCGGCTTCTCCAGCGCCTCGCTGGCCTCCGCAGCCTGAGCCTTGACCGTCTCTTCCTTCGGAGGCTCAGGAGCCTTCGGAGTCTCCACGATGGTCGTGTCCTTCTTCTCGTCTGCCATTCCACTGCCTTTCTGCCGATGTGAACGGTGTGTTCTTGCTGAACATCGTCCTCTGGCCGCTCGGGATACCGGGTTGGCTCTTTACGGTTGGCCTACGGACATGGATGGCGTGGGACGAAACCCACAGCGATTACAAACGCGCCATGAGTCAACGGGACCAGTGTGATTGGGACCGACTGTCCGTGACCACGTACGTAGTTCATGCCGACCCATCCAGCACAGAGGTCGAAACAGACGACCCGTGATGGCTTCGCGGACCTGGAACTCCCAGCGGTACTGGAGATGGCGCTTCCGACCGCCAGGAAATCCACTGCATTCGAAGATGTTGTGGAACAGCGGGTGGAACTCCGAGAAGTCGATCTTTCGGATGTGGATGGGCTCTGTCATGTGTCAGGCCGTTACGTGGCCGCACGACTAGGCGTCCGTAGACGCGTCAGGTGAAGGCGCTGAGTAGATCTCAGTGTGCTTGGTCCAGTCAAGGTCATCCAGCGTGGCGGTGTCCCAACGTGCGTCGTTCTTGAAGTTGGGCGAGCCGCCACACGTCGCACAGATGTACGAGCCGTACTTGGTCTTGATGGCGCGAACACTGTGACCGTCACCAGGAGTGGGCTTCGCTACCTGGAGGAAGTGGATCTCGTACTCCTGACCACGCTCGAAGTAGTCGGTGGCGTTATCGTTCAGCGACCACAGAGTGATGCTTCCACCCGGAGTAGCGCTGGCCCAACCAGCGTTTTCGATGCCCCGGCACACAGGCTGGAGGTCGATCTTGCTTGCGGTCGAAGAACCCTCAGGGCGCTCGACGTTAGTAACGTAGAACTTCGCAACAACGGACATGCGGCAGCCTCCCGACTGCTCGTAGGAACAGTGATGGCTGCGAGGCCCTATTCGGGAACCCGACCGATGAGGGCAGCATAGCCACAGATGAGCCTTCTAGGAAGTACCTGTCCTAAGTGATCTTTACTAGGGGTTAAACAGGTCTTCCAAGCCCATTTCCTCATCTATTAGATAGGTAACGGGCATTAAAGTCGAAATAACGCCTACATAAGAAGCCTTACCGCATTGCACGTGTACAGGGATATCCATCCCGCTGGACTCAACAATACGCACACGGAAGGCCACACCAGGCTCCAACACGCCGCGAAAATGGCAAGGACCGCCGTTCGTGCTGCTCGCAACGATGGATGCGCCCGTGATGCGCTGAGCCTTGCCGTTGACCGGGAACCAGTGCTCCTCAGCCCATGTCACGTGCTCCTTGATGCCGTAGTCGTAACAGATCTCGAAGGCCAGGATCTCTGACGGAGGAACGTCCCCGACCCGCACCGACCATGTGGTGTTCTCGATCTTCTGCGACTCATCCCAAGGGACGATGATGCCGCCACTCATCATCGGCACTGACTGACCACTAGAAGCATGGGTCATGGCATTTCCTGGATAACGTAGTGGTGTGCGTCAGCCTTGAACGCCAGCACGTAGTTGTTGGTGTACCAGCACTCCCGGCACAGTGGTGTTGGCTCACTGAGCAGCGATCCGTCAGGCAGTGGATACGACGCAAGTTCCGGCATCCAGTGGTGGTCGATCTTGTGCGGCTCGTGCGCACCGATGTACACCCAGTCATATCCGTCATGCATCGTCGGCATCTTCTGGGACTCACCAGACCGGAGGATGAACACCTGTCCGTTCATGATGACGACATCGCCCTGCACGTACATCTGGTCTTCTTGCCAGTAGCCAGCCCAGGACATCTGACGCGGCTTCATGGCGTCATTTCCTGGATGACGTACATCTCTTGGTCGGCCACGTAGTCGGCGCGCTTAGGCCAGAAGAACATCTGCGGGTCGTTGATAGTCATGTCCAGCGTCGGCCCACGGTTGCCGTTGTCCAACTCCACTCGCACGGTCCACTCAACACGGTCGGGCTCGATGTGAACAGGTGTGGCGCTGCCTAGAACGAAGACCTTCTCGCCGGGATGGTCGAAGCGGTTCACGTCGATGGAAGTAACGGGCATCCATTTGTTGTCCAGGTAGATGCCGCTCAGATCGTCGTAGCAGATGTCGACCCGAGACATAGCAGGAGTCTATCGGGAATCCGAACAAGACGACATCACATACACACCCGACATCGGAGGATTCACATGGCAAGCGGCAACGGAGACACGGTGTACGGGCTTCCGTACAGCGGCACCATCGTTCCAGCAGTAGACCCGCTCACCGCAGCGACCCCTGGGCCGGTCACTAAGACCGTGTTCAACATGGCGTCTATGCAGAGCGAGACGATCACGCGTACGCCCAACGACCACCACTACACCACCGAAGGCAACGCCCAGCGCGCTGGAGACCTGTTCCACGAGTAGAGGACGCTGCCCCTCGAAAGTGTGAGCACCAGCCGCACCCGTCTGGGCACCACCGGGACCGCCACCCGACCCCCAAGACGGCAAGAGGCCCCGAGCCATTCGTGACTCGGGGCCTCTTACTGTGCTGGAACTACTTGCCGCTGTCGGCCTTCTCAGCGTCCTTCTGCGTCATGTACTCCTCCTTGCCGTCTGCACCGAGTGCAGCCGGGTCGGTGCCGAGGGGCTTGGGAGCCTCAGGGGCGTCGTCCTTGCCGGTCTCAGCCTTGCGCTCCTTGGTCTTGCCGTCCTCATCGACGTAAGCGACCTTGGGTGTCTCGTCAGCCATGATGTTCTCCTTGCGTAGAGGGACTAACCGGTCAGTTGCTCTTCCAGGTCCTGGAACTCCGGAATGATGTACCGATTCCGGTCCTCCTCTTCCTGTCTTACCCGCCGTTCATATGCACGACGCGCACGTTCGGTGCGCTTCTCCGCTGCCATCTCAGCACGCAGTTCCACGTCTTTTCCTACTTTGAGACGCCTGTCTGAACGAGCAGCAGCATTTCGCAACGATGAGTAGTCGCGGATCACGCGACCTCCTCGATGATGTACGTCTCGTGATACGGGTTCTGCTTCACCGCATCCTCGTACGCACTGATGACCCACTTCGCCTCACGAAGCCGATCTTCCAGGTCCATGTTTTCTGCTTGCAGTCGGGTAATGGTGCGCCACTGTCGACCGGCTTCCATTTTCACGCCGACAACGAACGCCATGATGGTCATGACAGGAGCCAGCGTCAGCCCGATGACTTGGAGCATCAAGGTTCCATTTCCTCGATGACGTACTCGTTCATCCTGGTAATGACGTTCAGTTCGTGCTGGAGTGCAGCGACCTTCTTCGCCATGTCAGCCATCTTCTCGAACTGATCACCGACATCCCTGGACGCTGAGCCGAGAGACAGCCACGCATCGAGCGGTTCGGTCTCCATCAGTCCCACACTTCCTCGGCCACAATAGGTGAGGCTGACAGCGCCATGTACGCGGTCTTGAAGAGTTTCCAGGTTGTCTCGGCCAGCACCTGTGTGCCGTCCTTGAGTGTCACGACCATGCCGATACTCGCCTGACCACCTGTGGTGCCGTGACGCAGCAATCCGATATCAGTGAGCATTCCTTGGCCGTGCAACTTATCCACATCCAGGCCCAGCGGATTCTGCTCGGCGTCCAAACTGATGTGCAGAGGAGTCACGGATTTCCCCAGTTCCTAACAAACGAGAAGGACCGTGCGGCTGTGGCGCACGACGGCTTGTCGTTGCAGTAGCGCACGTTCTCGCTGATCACACGTGAAGGCACGCCGTTCGATCCCATCAACGGCTTGCGGTGCACGGAGATCCTGGCGTCGGGACGCTCCTCCTTGCAGATGTGGCACTCCCAGGTTCCTGGGTCGAAGGGCATCTCTCGGCTCATGTGTTCTCCTCAGGCAGGACGTGCTTACCGGCGAGGGCCTCTTTGGCGATCCGCAGGGCCTCTCCCGCCTCAGCGAGAAGACCGGGGCAGCCAGCATGGCAGTCGGGGCAGCCGTCAACAAGGTCATCAGGACCAAGGACGTTCACGATCTCTTTGAGAGCGTTCTGGAAGCGCATCAAGTTCGCCATGTCGATGATCTGGAGGCCGCGCTCACGCAGCGGGTCAGAGAACTCCATCATGTACTCACAGTCTTCGAACGACTCCAGATCATCAGGGCTCACGCTCCTCACGGATGATGAAGTCGGGGATCCATTCTCCGGCGTGGCCCAAGCAATATCCCTCGCACGCGTCAGCCATCTGCTGAGTCGTGATCTGGCCATTTCTAACGAGCGTCCTTAGTTCCATGTGGATCGCGGCGCGCATCTGGGTGCGCTTGCAGTGTGGGCAGTTGTCGCCCTTCGCTGTGAGTGACTTCTTTGCGTCGAGGTTCCAACTCATGGCAGTTCGGCCATCATGAACATCTCGTTGAGTTTCTCGAACTTATCCAGAGCGTCCTTCGCTTCGGCCTCAGTGTCGTAGGACCACACGAGATGCTTGTTCGGCGTGTTGAAGTAGACGTACAACTTGTAACGCATCTTCGGGTAGCCGCGAGCGTCAGTGCCGCTTTCCTTCTTCGTCATGGCGTAGTCAATGTGGTTGAGGTTGATGAGCGTGTTGCCGAAGCGCACCAGAGGAACGGCGTAGGCGAGCGTCACGTCAGTTCCTCCTCCTCGTAGATGATGAACGCGTGCAACGGACACGGATGCTCTTTGAACATGTGCTCGATGAGCGCGACCAGAGCCTCAAGAGCCTCATCTTTGGTCCACTGCCCAGACCCAACGTAGTGGTCGGCCCCCTTACAGACCAGTAGCCACTGACGCTGCTCGAAAAGTGGCTCCAAACATGAGCCACATCTTGGCACCACGCTCATGTCGTGGTCGATCAACACGCCGCCACCTGGTCCATCCATCGGCAGGAGTTCCTCAGTCATACAGACTGGGCTCCTCCTCGATCACGTGCAGCCCAGGGAACTTTAGGTGCGCCCCGAACGGGATGTTGATCTGCACGGAGGCAGGCTCGAACGTCACGGTGTCCCCAGGCTGGATGCTCCAGGTGGTGGTCAGCGGGATGTTCGCTACCTGTTGGCCGTCTCCGCACAGCACCAGGGACGCCACGGTCTGCGCGCTGGTCGCTACTAGGGAGATGCGCTCAGCGTTCACGAACGCGTCGCGCGCCTGATCAAAGGTCATGTTCAGCAGGAAGTCCTCGATGCCAATGACCTCGCCACGCGTGTCTAGCAGCGTGGCCTCGAAGTAGTGGCTGGGCTGAGAAGCGTCCCCTTGCGCCGCAGGCGCGCGACCGATTTTCGGATCTGACGTTCGTTTATTTTGGTCGGCGACGATCATCCCGAGCATCGCGTCCCGCGCTGCTTTGCTGAGTTGGCCTGCCATTACGGGAAGTGCTCCTCGATGAGGTGGAGTTCGCGTTCGTGCGGTTCCATGTCGGCTTCATAGGTGGTCCAGCATGGTTGGCACATCTCGCAGGACCAGCGTTTGACGGAGAAGTCGTCTGGGACGTACCGACCTGTCACGGGGTCGCAGCCGCATCGTGGGCAGGGCAGCCGGAGGCATTCGTCGTGGTCGTGGTCTTCGCTGTACTTGTCGTGGCTCATGCACGATCCGCTATGAGCAGGTCGGCCCAGTCGACGGGTTCTTCGATGACGATGCTGTGGCGTTTCACTTTCCAGTCGCGGTCTTCGTCGTACCAGCGGTTCATACGTTCACCTTGGTAGGTGTGGTCGACCCACACTTCCTGTCGTTCGGCTGAGTAGGTGACGGTGTGGATGATGCAGTTCACGTAGGTGGAGCCGTGGGCGTAGTACTCGCCGGGTGTGAGGTCACCAGCGCGCATCAGTACCTCCGGCAGACGTGGACGGTGCCGGTGAGGCTGTTGTGGCGGATCCATTTGCCGCACATTTCGCACCAGCGGTAGGTCTTACGGTTCACGCGGAGGATCTCACCGGCTTTCGGCATCGAGCACTCCTAACTCGTTCACCGTGAACAGGGACGGCACGGGGAACACGAACCGACTTTTGGGGCCGTGCTGCTTGGTTTTCATGCACCAGGGACTCATGGTGCCGAGGTGGACCCAGGCGGGCTTGCCACGGTTCTTGCGGTAGCCGTCCTTGTCGTGCAGGACGCGCTGCTCACACCGGGCGCAGTACCAGGGAGCCAGGTAGGCCGCGATGCTGTCTGAGGACCGTGTGTAGCCGTTTCCGGTCAGCAGAGGCGGGTGCATGCCCTTCACGGCGCTCTGCATCATGGAGAGCGTCCCTGACGGCTTGTACGTCGTCACAGCGACATACGGGAACGCTTCATCGAAGTTGTCGCTCACAGGGCCTCCTCCTGGATCTCGTAGTTGTTCGGTGTCGCGTAGCGAACATCGGGCTTGATGGTCTGGAAGTCGCTGGTGCAGGCAGGCCAGAGCGTCTTGGCGTGGATCCAGTCCTGGTCCTCAGGGAACAGCAGGATCAGGTCCTTGCACCAGCGACATTCGTCGCTGTCCGGCTTATCGACCACGCCAGCCCTTCCACAGGGTGCGCACGGTGGCGGTGATGAACAGGAAGATGGTTGCGGTGGTGACGAGCCACAGCACCCAGCCCAGGATCTGCCACAGCAGCGTGTGGGAGCGGTAGCCGATCCTTGCGAGGATCTCCAGACCGAGCAGCGTGAGGATGACCAGCCCGAGTTTCAGGATGTTCTCCGCGTCTGACCGGTACGGGCTCTTCTCAGGAACGTGGATGGGCTCTGGGCGACGGTGCAGGTAGTACATGTCGCGTTCCCACTCGTCCCAGTCCCGCTGGTGCGGGACTTCACTGACACGTGCTGCGAGGCGTTTCTTGTCCCGCTTGTTCATTCTGACGACCGCCTGTTTCTTGGGCCTCTAGGGGCCTCCATCCGAACCCGAACGTTCTCGATGAGTCTGGCATGCCAAGCCCGTGAACTCCAGCACCGACAAAGCGGCTGAGGATGGGTGCCCCTCACGGTGACTTTGGACGGGACGTGTGGGGAGATCCTGCCCGTCAAGCCCGTGAGACAGCCCCTGCCGCACACATAAGCAAGCCGAACATAGACCGAGCAGGTGGGCGAACACTGCCCGGAGCAGCGCGAGAGCAAGTACAGCAAGAGACCTCAAGAGGAACTGGAAGCAGCAAGTTCTTCTAGCCTCAGGAGGTGCTCATGACTCAGGAACAGCAACAGCCCGCTGACATTCACGAACGCCGATGCCCTGAGTGCATCGGCAGGCCTGTACGTGAGCACGCCTGCATCGCTGATCACGAGATCTGGTGTGAATGCCCGTGCAACACCGGGGAGCGAGTCCTGGGGCAAGGAACCTCTGAGCGTTCCTGAACAACCTCACGAATAAACGAACGTCCAGACCGGAACTGGTTTGGTTCTCGTGTCCAGGAGCCCCTCCAGAGGCAATCAGGCATCCGGGAATCCGAACACAGATATTTCGGAGGACCCGCTGCGTACAGACCCACCACGCGAGTGCAGATCTTGATCTTGAGGTACGGCGAGCGTGAAACGGGGGGGATGACTTCGCCGTGGAAGTCAACCGACATTTGGTCCAGGTCGATACTGAATGTGTCAGCCAGACGGCTGGCATTCACCGACGCTCCGCGCGTCGCTACGCCCGCAGGAGGCACCCCATGAACACGCTCACGGTCACGGTCGCGCACGACGGCACGCTCACGCGCTCGGGCGCTCGCATGATGCGCGAGGCTCTCGGCTGCACGGATTGCGTCCCTACGGGGAGCACGACTCTCGCGCAGGCGCGTCGCATTGCGCGCTTGCACCGCACGGGCGAGACTTCCTTCGAGTTCGTGCAGGCCACGCGCCCGGACGTGCCCGCGAAGGTCTCGCGCAAGGCCGCTCCGAAGGTCGAGTCCACGGGCTTCGTGCGGGCGCAGATCCGCGAGGCGTCCGCTCGCAAGGCCGCGCTGGAGGCTCTCACCGCGCTCGCGTCCTGAGCGCACACGCACGGTAGCGCGTCCCCACAGGTGGGGCTCGGCGAGGTTCGACTCCTCGCACGCGCACAAGCACGCCCGCACATGGGCGTGGGCCAGTGAGCCTGGCAGGAGGCGCACTTACGCGCACACACACGGGACCGTCCCGTGAGCGCCCTCAGGCGCATGCACACAGGAGGCCGTTATGGCTCGCATCACCGTCACCACGCTCGCCGCTCAGGTCGAGGCGCTCGCCCACACGCAGGCGCAGCAGACCGAGGCGCTGACCGCCCTCACGGGCGTGCTCGCACGGCTCGTCGAGGGGCAGCACAGCACGCCCGCCCCCGTGGCCGACCTCGCGGTCGAGCGCAAGGCGCGCAAGGGCAAGACCACCACGGGCAAGCGTCCCCTCGCGGGAGCGGCCCTGGCGAAGCACGAGGCGCGGCAGGCGCTCACGCCCGCACAGCAGGCCGCGAAGGACCAGGCCGCAGCGCAGGCGCGTGAGGCGTACAAGGCGCGCAAGGAGGCGCTCAGCCCGCTCAACAAGGCGCTGTTCGCGCAGGGGCTCACGGGCGACGCCTGGACGGGTCGCTTCGGCAACGCGGCTGCGGTCAAGGCCGCGCTCGCCACGCTCACGCCCGCGCAGCGCAAGGCCGCTGTCGCCGCGCTCGCCAGCAAGTAGGCGAAACACGCGCTCACACGCACACCAGCGTGCTGAGCGCGTGTCCGTGAGTAGCACTCACGCTGATGATGCCAACACGCGCAGGTAGCACCTGCGCACGAGGCCCTTGGAGGCCACCATGCTGTACCTGCTCATGCTCGCGCTCGTTGCTCTCGTGTACGTGCACAAGGCGCACACGCACACCACCACCACCACCACGCCTGACGCGGCGTTCCTCGCGTCGTTCGCCACACCGCCCACCCGCACCAACGTGCGTGTGATCACCCCGCAGTACGCCACCCCGCAGGTTCTCCTGGACGCCTGCGCGGAGGCGGTCGCCTGGACCGAGGCTGACGAGATCGAGCAGGCGCTGGCGTCGCTCGCGGACGAGTGCGAAAGCGACATGCGCCACCTCGCGCACAAGATCGAGTACTTCGCGCACACGGTTGAGCAGATCGCCAACGGCACGCCCGAGCCTGTGCGGGTGATCGAGCACAAGATCCCCGCAGCCGAGCGCGTGAACACCAGCACCGAGCGGATGCGTGCGCAGCGAGCCGCTTACGCGGCACAGGGACTCACGGCGCGCGGCACCGTCCCGCAGCCGCCCTGCAACGGGACCGTGGCTGACCCGAGCAACCGCCACGGATCGCGCTCCTGCAAGCGCAAGAGCGTGGGCAAGGTCGAGGGTTGGACGAAGGGTGGCTTCTGCTCCTACGAGCACGCGGCCCAGTACGGGCTGGAGCGCGTGTGGGCCGGAGAGGAGACGATGGAGCAGGCGAAGGCGCGCATGACGAAGGTGTGACACACTTCCACACACAAACGGACACGCGTCCGTTTCGAGGCCCTAGGAGGCCAGCATGACCGCACGCAAGGCGAACACCCGCCTGGTGCTGGACACGACCATCGACAACGTGCACGCCCACGACGTGCTGCTCGGTCGCAAGGGCGAGCGGTTCCTCGTGGACAGCAAGACGCGCAAGGGACTGCGCGTGAAGGTCGAGTGGCTCAACCTCGACACGCTCACGCGTGGTGAGCACACGCTCGACCAGACACACCTGGTGCGTGTGCAGGCTGAGCACGAGTGCGACTGCAACGGCACAGGTCGCTACTCGTGGGGCGGCAGCGTGAACGGCGTGCCCGTGCACACGGGTGAGCACTTCGCCTGCCACGGCAAGGGCTACCAGACGCGTGCGGACGTGATCCGCAACCAGACGTACTGGAACAAGTACGCACGCGTGTAACCAGCACCACAGGCGGGGCGCGCATGCCACCACGCGCACTTCACACACAGGCTCAGGAGGGCCAACACATGAGCAAGACCGACAACGCACGGCTGCCGAAGATCGGCAAGCGCACGGTCGTCACGGAGAGCGACGACATGGGCACGTACTCGTTCACGCTCACGAGCAACGAGGCGCGGCGCGAGGTGCAGCGCAACCACGAGGACAAGCGCGCCAACGTGGAGGCGCGTGTGCTGCGCAACCGCGAGGTCGCTGACCTGGACATGCGCGAGCAGGTGCGTGACGCGCTGTACACGCCTGCGTACACGGGTCCGGTGGGCACGCGGTTGCCGGAGTGGGAGCGCGTGCTGCTCCACACACACGGCATCGAGTGCCTGGGTGGTGCCAGCGAGGTGCGGCTCGCACACACGTGCGAGTACGGGTGCAAGGTCTACGCCACGAGCAAGTGCGGCGAGTTGATCTTCCACTCCAGCATCTACGGCCACACGACGTACAGCGTCGAGGTCGTGCCCGCACCCGTGAAGGTCCAGCACGCCGTGCCCACCACACGCACGGTGCGCAAGACCGCCGACGAGTTGCGCGAGGAGATCAGGCGCGTGCGTGCCAGCCGCCTGCGTGCTGAGCAGAACCTGGAGGCCAGCGCACGTGAGCACGGCTTCGGCCAGCGCATGAGCGGCGTGACCGGGCTGTGATCGCGCACCTGATCGCCCAGGTGATCGTCGGCTTCGTGGTCGCAGGTGCGATCACGCTGGTGATCGTGTGCGTGCGTGACTACAAGCGCACGTTCCACAACGAGTGCTGCTGGGACTGCACGCCAGAGCGTGTGTGCCCCGACTGCACGCTGCACAACGCGTAACGCACGTGTTTGGCCGTCCGTCTGTTTCGGCAGGCGGGCGGTCATGTGCGCGCAGTAACGCTCGCACTACCCACCGTCACGCATGAGCGTGACCCGAGTGCCTTGGAGGGCACGATGTCCGGCTTCCGCAACCCGCACTACCCGTACATGAACGACGAGGGCTACGACGTGGAGTTCATTGACGCAGCCTTCTACGACCGCGAGCGCGCGTGCCAGATGCCCGTCACGCAGCGTGAGATCCAGCACTTCGCGCCGAAGGACGTGCCCGTGCTGGCGCTGCCCATCCTCTACTGCCTGGGCTGCGGTGGTCAGGACCACCCGTGCGCGTACACGCACAAGTTGGACGCGACCATCGGCACCTGCAACCTGGAGCGCGTCAAGGACGCGCACTCGTACGTGCCCAGCGAGCGCGTGCAGATCATCGCTGAGCAGACCTACACGGGTCGCATCCAGCGCAAGGCCACCGTCAAGGCTGGCAAGTGAGGCGCGCGGCACGCCTGTGCCTGCTGTGCGCACTCGCGCTTGTCGAGCCGTGCTTCCACGCACTCGGCATCCCGCACCCGGAGGGACTGAGCACGCAGGCGATCAACCTGCTGCTCACCCACGACCACACCTGAGGAGGTGTGCATGGGCATCAAGGCCCACAAGGTCACGCGTGTGCGTGACATGTACGACCCGGCGCAGTTCGACCAAGACGCAGGCGAGCCTGCTCCTGACGCGCCCACCCACTGCATGTTCTGCGGTGACGCACTCACGCCCCTGCGACGTGAGAGCGGCAAGCCGTGGTGCACGCAGGAGGACTGCCTGCTGGCAGGTCGCAAGGAGCGCACACGCAACTGGGCGCTCGTGGACCTGCACAAGCAGGGCGTGACCGTGGTGATCCGCACCGACGACACGCCCATCAGCACAGGCAAGCGCGGCATCCAGTAGCCACGGGCTGCACACGCACTCATCACTGCGTGTGCGGCACGAGCCGACTGGCGGCTCAAGGAAGGAGCATCATGCTCAAGCCCATCAAGCGCGTGAACATGCGTAACGCGCTCATCCACGCCCTCGCACGTGAGGGTGTGCAGGTCACACCGGACAAGATGGACGCCGCACTCGTGTGGCTGGCAGAGGGCGACGCACGCCCGGACAACCTGCCTGAGTCCATCGTGTTCGGTGGCATCACCCTGGCGTGGCCGCGTGGTCGTGAGACGCGCGTGCCCACGGCCAACGAGCGCGCTGCGTACAACAAGGCGCTCAAGCACCTGCACACGTCGGAGGACGCAAGCGAGCGGCTCACCGACGAGGACAACGTGCGCGTGTACCGCGAGGTGTACAGCGCGCTCGTGAACAGGCTCAAGAAGGAGCCCAGCAAGGCGCTGCCCGTGCTCACACAGCGTGAGGTCGAGCAGGCGCAGGTGCTCGTGGAGGCCGAGGTTCAGCCCGAACTCAAGGCTCCGCGCAACGGGTGCAAGTCACTGATCGAGCCCCCCGTTATCGAGCACGCGGTGCCCACGGACGTGCAGGTGAGCGTCCTGGACGGTCTGCTCAGCGACCTCGCATCGCTGAGCGCAACGCTCGGGTGATCTTCGAGTTCGCGGTCGAGGTCGGGTGCGCGATTGCACGCCCGCCCTCGCCGCAGAACATCAGGCTCGCATGGGTGCGTGTGCTCGCATCCACCGAGAACGAAGCACACCTGCTCGCCGCCTGGATGGTCGGCGGGCTGGACGTGTGCGTGATGGTCACGCACACAAAGACCCTGGAGGTACAGGAAGCATGACCGCACTCACGAACGACGAGAAGATCACGCTGCTCACCCAGGCAGGCGTGAGCGTCGAGGACGCGCAGGAGCAGGTGCTAGGCGCTGCTCCGACCGTGATCGACGAGGACGAGCCGGAGGTGTCCACACCTGTGGATGCGCCTGTGGACGTGGAGGTCATCGGGTTCGACTTCGACGCCACGCTCAAGCGCATCATCGGCAAGTCCTACGCCGACAGCAAGAAGGCCATGCGCCTGTGTGACGAGGAGGGCAAGCGGTACTTCGACACGCTCAAGGTGAGCAAGGTGCAGGCGGCTGCGCGTGGGCTCGACAAGGAGCAACACAACAAGACGCTCTGGGCCGACGCGCAGAAGATCGTCACCACGCTCAAGCGCATGGTGCGTGACCACTACAGGGTCACGAGCGTCAAGGCGAAGATCGCCGCAAGCAAGGCCGCGCTGCCGCAGGAGGTGCGTGACCTGGACGACGAACGCCTGGAGCGCCTGCTCGCCAGCGAGGAGTTCCTCGCCCTGCTCCGCAAGGACACGTAATCGCACACCCGCAAGAACGCACGACCATCCATTCCATCCCGAGTTGCCCAGGAGGGCACACATGAGCAAGACCTTGGACCTGTTCGCACTCGAAGCCTCACTCGCTGAGGTGATCGCCACGCTCACCCTTGAGGGTGAGGCCAACGACCCCGTGCTGCTCGACAACACGGACGACGACAAGCCGCTCGCACACGTGAGCCTCGACCAGATCGTGGCTGGCTACGGCCTGGACATGCAGGACCGTCGCCAGTTCACGCAGCGTGAGCGTGACGCTCGCAAGCAGCACATGGACAAGATGCGCAAGCGTCAGAAGCGCGCGATGGCGAAGCGTGCTGCGATGGACAAGCAGCGCGAGGCGAAGCCGCTTGACCAGGTGCGTGTGCGCGCCATGCTGGCGATCATCGGCACCAACCTGCTGGACGTGATCACGCACACGGTGATCGCCCGGTACAACCGCTTCCGTCGAGTCATGGGCGACGTGAGCACGGGTGACCTCGCCAACGACGTGGTGCTGGCGATCAGCGAGTCACTCGCACGCACCGACCACGACATCGTGGAGATCGCGGAGGCGGCTCTGTGGCTCAGCAAGCAGCCGCAGCCCATCGACACCGCCCAGGACGACGCACCTGCGCGTGCACGGATGCTCATGGGCACCATCGTCCGCAAGTCCGGTCACGCCATCGTGGACACGTACCGCAAGTCCACGTGCACCGCGTGGGTCGAGACCATCGGCGACGAGGGCAAGACCGAGTGGGTGCGCAAGGACGTGACGCTCACGAGCCTGGAGGTGCTGGACACGATGATCCGGGCCACGGGTGGTGACGTGGACACGCTCCTGAGCAAGCACAAGGCGGGTGGCAAGCCGAAGCACGAGAGCAAGCCGCCGACGAGCCAGCACGCACGCTCGTTCGCTCGCATGGTCATCGACATGGCGATCACGGCTCGTGGCCTGGACTGGCTCACGGACATGATGCTCGACAGCCTGCGCACGGACGGTGCGTTCACCTGGAGCACGCACGCCGATGAGGTGTGGGCGGGCCTGGGCATGCCTGAGGTGACCGACATGAGCAAGGCCATGAAGGTCGCGTACACCAAGCGTGCAGTCCAGACCGCGTTCGCATTCCTGCCCGATGTCATCAGCACCGCGTACGACATCGCCAGCCAGCCTGAGATCCTGGCGCAGTACACGTACATGGGTGACACCAACGTGGTGCTGCACGAGAGCGACAGGCACACGGGCGGTGACGTGCAGTTCCCGCCTCGCATGGAGGACACGCTCAAGGACATCTCGCACGGCAAGCGATACGTGCTTGAGGGCATGGAGGACGGCGCGCTGCCGGTCAAGATCGAGGACGGCAGCGCGCCTGTGGCTGACGAGAGTGAGTGGAAGCGCGTGTTCGTCAGCAGCGACAGCAGCCTCACCTGTGCACACGGCACACGTGTTCACCTGGAGGGCATGACGAAGAAGCCACTCAAGGTGGCGCGTCGCTGGCAGGGCGAGTTCTGCTCCGTCAAGGGTGACGGTGCGTGCGAGCCGATCTTCCACCACGGCGACCGTAAGAGCGTCACGCCTCGTCAGGCGATGACGAAGATCGACGCCATCATCGAGGCTGTTGCTTCGTCGTATGACGCGTGACGTGACGCGGCACACGTCACGCGTCACGCATCACGCGTGGTAACACACGGAGCAAGTAATGCAGTGAGTCGGCAACCGGACAGATTGCCGAAGTAATAGTTGGAAGCCAGGGTTCCTCCCCGGCTCCCTCCCCGTTCCTGTTCTGCACACCGTGTGTAGGACACCGTTGCCCTAGGAGGCACACATGAGCAAGCCCACCCTGACCACCCAGGTCGCGTCCCTCACCGAGACGGTGAACGCGCTCGTCGGTCTCGTCACCCCGCTCGTCCAGGGCCAGCACGCCACCAGCGCGCCGGTCGCCGAGGCCACCGCGAAGGCCACCAAGCCGGTCACGCTCGTCAAGGCCGAGCCGGTCAAGACCGCCAGCGACGTGCTGCTGGAGGCCGTCAAGGCGCAGGGTCTGGCCTTCGCCCGTGGTGGTCGCACCGTGCTCACCACCGAGCACCTGACCGCTGCGGTGCGCGTCCTCAAGACCGGCACGCCGGAGATCCTGCCGGTGTCCAACGTCCGGCTGGAGAAGCGCAACGTCACGCACATCGCCATCGGTCGTGACGGCCAGAGCGTCATCACGCAGTACGTGTACAAGCCCGAGAGCGAGTGACACAAGGCAAGCACGCCAGCCAGGGGCGCACGGTCGTCCCTGGCTGGCTGCTCGTCGTTCTGCTGCTCGCCGTCGTGACTGCGGTGAGCGTCGGCGTGTACAACGCCGTGCACGAGACAGGTCAGATCGGCCACGGCAGCGACTGCGTGGCTGACAACCTGCGTAACAACACGAACCATCCGTGCTAGAACTCGCGTGACGGTTGGGGCTGGCTGCAACGTCAGCCCCGACCACGCACGGACGTGTGGCGCAACGGCAGCGCAGGGGAAGTTATGATCCCTAGGTTGCGGGTTCGAGTCCCGCCACGTCCTCAACACAACTAAATAGTTCATCCCAAGGCGTGCACGCACCCGCGTGCGCGCCTTTTTTTGTGCCTATTTCCAGACGCCAATAACGCCTCGACCGAGGACTACCTAAAGGCGATCTGCAAGGGGCGCGACAACTAAATAATCACACCCGTCTAGGCCCAAGGAGGCCAACAATGTCCACGTCCACCGTCATCTACACCAGCACCACGGGTGTCGAGTCGCCCGAGCCCGAGATCATCGAGCACGTCGCTCCCACGCGTGTGCGCATCAACGACGCCACCTACGGCCTCAAGACCGCCGCCAAGACGGTGCGCGAGAAGGTCGAGCGCGAGAAGTTCCTGGAGCAGAAGCGCGAGGCCATCGCCCGTCAGCACGGGCGTGAGGCTGCGAAGAAGGCCGAGAAGATCGCCACGCTCGACGCCGACATCGCACGCATCAACGCGAGTCTCATCACCGGCACCAGCAGCGACCCTGTGAAGGCCAAGGCGCTGCTCGTCACGCTGACGGCCAAGCGGAAGTCGCTGGTCTAGTGCGTCACGGTGGCTTCGGTGGCGGCGAGAAGCAGGGCCACGAAGTTGGCCTGACGACCGCAGCCATGACGTTCATCGCGGTTGCGCTTGTCATCCGTGCACCGAAGCACCACCCCGCGCTGTTCCGACGCGCCATGATCGGGACGCTGGTGATGATCCCGCTCACCATGCTCGTCGGTGACACACCGTTCGCCAACATCTGGTGGGATCTCGCCATCATGGTGCTTGCAGGATGGGCGTCAGGAGCGAAAGAACGACCGCACACCTGATGAGTGCTGGTGAGACACGATGCCTTGACCCGCACGTGTCGATCCAGGAAGCATCAGCACACAGGCTCTAGGAGGCCATCGTGGGTTACAACGACCCGGATCTGTACAACCAGCCCGAGAAGTTCGGCATCAAGATCATCGGCACCGTCGAGTGGTCCGAGCCGTGCTACTCGTTCGACACAACGGTCGTCGCCGAGGGCGTGGACCCCGATGGTGTCATCTACTACGTGTTCAGCGACTCGGGCTGTTCATGCCCGTCGCCGTTCGAGTCCTACACCAGCCTCGACAACGAGGGTGTGTGGAGCACTCGCAACCCGCACGAGGTCGTCGCAAAGTTGCAGGCAATCCTGGCTGACTACAGCGAGGAGGACCAGCGCGGCGCACGTCCGGAGGTCATCGACCTCACCAGCAAGTTGCTCCGCAACGTCAACCACCCGAAGGCTCTTGGAGGCCGCTCATGACCAAGCCGATCCTGTACGCATGCACGGTGTGCAACCAGGGGTTCACCGAGTACCCCGAGGGTGACGCCGAGTACGGCTGCACCCAGGAGGTCGAGACCGACGAGGGCGTCGTGTACCCGCACGACTACGTGTCGGTGGACGAGTGGAAGGAGCGCAACCGGACCGAGTTCGGCAACCCGGATGCGAAGATCACCACGGACGTGACGCTGTGAGCGACAACCCGTTCATGGATGGCGATCAGTTCCCCAACAGGCCCGACCACCCAGACTTCTGGCGTCTGAGCGAGAGCGTGCTCAAGCAGGACGGCAAGTTCTCGGAAGGTGTGGACCCGTTCGAGACTGTCATGGCGAAGATCGTGGACGTGGAGTCGGTCATCTACATGGCCGAGCAGCGTGCCAACTTCCTCATCGACAGGACGGGCGTGCCGCACTCCACGGTGCTCCAGGGCCTGCTCATGTCCGTCTACCTCGACGCATTTACGACGGGCGTCGGTTTCCAGCAGGCAGGAGGCACACGACAGTGAGCCACCGTGACTACTGGGTCGTGAAGATGGACGACGGCGACGCGCTGATCGTCTCTCGTGACTCCGAGACCAAGCACACGCTCGCCAGCCTCGCCTCGATGGGTGCGTTCGTCCCACCGCGCGAGGTGGAGTTCGACCCGGATGACCTCGCAGTCGGGGCTGTCCTGGGTGCGGACAACGGACGCACGCGCACGATCACGGGCATCACCAAGTTGGACGCCCTGACTGTCACACGGCAGGAGTAGTCGTGTACGTGTCGCATCTGTCCATCCCCGGCACGCACGGCAAGTGGCGATGGATGGTGAACAAGTCCTACGAGGGCTGGAACCGCTGGTACATCGCCTTCACCACACCCACACACCAGTGGATCCTGTTCAGCAAGCGCAACCTCTAGGCCCAAGGAGGCCAGCACATGCCATTCCACGTCATGCTCGCCAAGAGCGCACCCGCCACCGAGGACACCATCAACATGCTGTCCGGCACGCACTACTTCGATCTCAAGATCGACGGCGTGCGTGATGTCATCGCCATCAGCAAGGGCAAGGTCGTCATCCAGAACCGCAACGGGGTGGACACCACCAACCGCTACCCCGACATCGTGGCTGGCTGCATCGAGCAGTTCGGCACCGACGTGCAGATGGTCCTGGACGGCGAGATGGTCGTGAAGGTGGACGGTCGTCCAGATTTCAAGGCGACCAGCCAGCGCGACCGTTGCTCCGAGCCTGCCAAGATCAACGCACGCTCCAAGAGCATGCCCGCCACGTTCATCGCGTTCGACCTGCTCTACAAGGACGGCGTGGACTACCGCAACTCCACGTACCAGGAGCGCAAGGCGCAACTCGACGCTGCGCTGCTGGGCACGAGCGGTGTGGTCGAGCCCAACGTCGGCAGCCTGGACGGTCACAAGATGATGGCGCTCGTCCGTCAGCACCACCTCGAAGGCGTGATCGCCAAGCGTCTGGACTCCCGCTACAAGGCGGGCAAGGGCAGCGACTGGCTCAAGATCAAGCCCACGTTCATGATCTCGTGCGTCGTCACCGGCTTCACGGCTGGTGAGGGTGCGCGCTCGTCCACGTTCGGTGCGCTGTCCCTGGCGCTCTACAAGGACGGTGTGCTGACTCCGGTTGGTGAGGTAGGTACGGGGTTCAAGCAGAACGACCTGCTGGAGATCCAGGCTCTGCTGGCTGTCGGTCACACGCTCGTCGTGGAGGTCGAGTACCAGGAGTTCACGGTGGACGGCAGCCTGCGCTTCCCGGTGTACCGGGGCCTGCGTTCGGACGTGCTGCCGATGGACTGCCTCTACTCGCAGACCGACAAGATCGTGGCGGTGACGGCATGACGTGGGCGCAGGTTGAGGCTGCTCTGCCCAACGCCAAGGCCATCGCGTTCGACGGCTGCCACAAGATCTACGTGCTCATGGATGACGAGCAGGTCCAGCAGATGGACGACTGGGGCTACGGCAAGGACGACGACGGCTCCCACCTCCTCAAGTTCGAGCAGCACGAGAGCGAGGACATCCTCGAAATCCTGCGCGACTGGTGGCATGAGTCGTGCATGCTCCGGTTCATCAGCGCCGTCAGGACCGTGGAGGGCGACCCCAACAAGGGCTTCACGGACCTCATCAGCCAGACCGAGGACGAGGAGTGACCGGCCAGCACACGGTCACTCACTGTCACTGTGGGCTGGCTCGTGGCAACTCCGACCACTGCGCAGCGTGCGGGTGCGAGGAGTTCGAGCGGGTGTGCTCCTACGTCTACGAGAACGCCACGCCCAGTAACAGCCTGCTTCGTCGGGTCGTGTGCGCTATCAAGGACCACGACCCGAACAAGGTCACCTGGGTCATCGCAGACGACATGGAGCCCAGCCCGCTCCGCATGATCCTGCGTCGCTGCAACCGTTGCGGCGTGTACGTCGAGAGCACCCCGCTCCCTTGGATGAGGAAGGACAGCACATGAGCAGCATCTTCGGAGGGCTTGGCGGGTCGTACGCGGGGCGGTACGACAACGACCTCCAGGCCAAGATCGACAAGGCGCTGGCTGGCAAGGCGTCGCCCCAGGACAAGATGCAGGAGTTTCTCAAGAAGGACCTCGGCATCGACCCTGGCGCTCTGCCCATGACGGCAAAGCAGGCACGCATCCGTATCAACCAGATCATGCAGGAGCGCAACGCCAGCGCCACCACGTTCACCGGAAACTCCCTGGGCATCAAGCACGTGGAGTTCACGGAGAACACGGGAAATCAGCAGTTGGCGTGCACCACCTGTGGAAATCAGGACACGTACGACAAGAACGACGGGTCCGGTAACTGGTACTGCTACGACTGTGAGGCTGACTTCACGCCGCCTCCGCGCCAGCCCACAGGTAAGCCGATCACCCAGAACGACAAGGACAAGGATTGGTCCGACATGATGCGCTGCTACAAGGCGCTCCAGAAGGGCGAGGACTATTCCTTCCAGGTCGGCTGGACGTACACGTACCGAGGAAATGACCAGGAATGCGGTGAGCCGCAGCCGATCCACGTCGAGGTCGAGCCGGACCCGCGTTTCCTGAGCATCGGCCTGACCGTTCGGCTTCGCAAGCAGGTGCTGAACGGACCGGACGAGTTCGTGTACGCCAAGAAGGGCGGATTGTTCAACGACAGCGATGTCGTCGAACTCCCGTCCATGCAGCCGATAACTGACTTGTCCGCATGGACGGTCGTCGAAATCCTCTAAGGAGGACAACATGAGCACTCCCACCGTCACCGAAACAGCGCAGGCCGTCAGTCCCCCACTCACCGCCCATGACCGCTGTGACCGCTGCGGCGCTCAGGCCAAGTCCCGTGCGGTGTTCGCCTCAGGGGAACTGCTGTTCTGCGGCCACCACGCTCACGAGTACGCCGAGAAACTCGCCACCCAAGCGGTACTGGTGCTCAACCAGTAGTCGTAGTACGTTCAGCGGCTGCCCAATCAGACCCCCATCCATGAGGGCAGTTGCTCGAACTAGTGGCTCCCAGATGGAGCCGAAAGGAGGTCTCACGGTGAACCAAAACATGTCCTAGCCCTTACCGCCAAGGTGGCGGATAGGGCGGGGCGGAAGCCGAGGTTCGACGTGAGTAAGACCGACAAGACCCGTCCGTTCTGGGTCAAGATGCTCGACAAGCCGTGCTACTACAAGGCGGTTCACCGGCACGACGCTCGTCCTTTGCGGGACGACAAGGGCCACGTGGTTCGAGTTCCTACAGGCGAGGTTCGCTCGTGGGGACCAGTAATGCGCACGGTAATGGTTCCTTTCACCGAGTGCGATCTGCCCGCTGCTCCTGGGCGCGACAACGGTGAGTGGGACGCCTGCCACTGGACGTACACCCGCACGTTCATGGGTGAGGGTGCGTCCCGTTGTGGTTGCTCGATGTGTAACGACACCGAGGGTCGCAAGCAGATGACTCGCAAGGAACGCCGCAACGGCAAGCAGGTCACCCGTAACTGGAAGGACGAGTACTAGAAATGCAGGGCCGTATCAAGAAGGTGCGCTGGTGGCAGCGTTATCTGGACCGTGACGTTCGCACGGCAATGCGTCGTGTCCAGGAAACGAAGCAGTACCAGACCGTGGACTACACCGACAGCGGTGTCGCCATCACGATGCCCGCCGAAATCGCTGACCAGTGGGACGCTATGCCGTACGAGGTGCGGCAGGAGTTCATGGCAGCGGTGGAGGCGCAGATCAAAGCCGGTGGGGACGCCAACGGCACGCACGAGTGGAGCGGGTGAGGAAATGGCAAGCGGAAGTATCGCGCGTGCGTCACGCGCCAAGGCCCAAGTGAAGGCCAGTAAGAGCAACACCACCGACAAGTGGATCGGCAAGAAGCACGTGGTCGAGCCCGGTGACGTGGTGAAGTTCCACACCCCGAACCAGCACATGTTCGGCGGCATGGGCACCGTCATCGGTTACCTGTCCAAGAACGTCGTGCTCGTGCGCACGTTCGGTGGTCTGGACAACGACTACCCAGCGCAGGTCATCGAGGTCCGCAACCAGCAGGCCAACGACAACTACAACAACACCGGCAACGACCGCTTTCAGGCGCACTACCAGAACTACATCCAGAAAGTCGCGTGGCGGGTCAAGGGTCCGAAGCCGAAGAAGAAGCGCAAGCCCGTGCAGTTCTATGAGGTCACGCCGCAGGTTCTTCCGCAGATCCTGAGCGGTGAGCACGAGGTGCCCTCCGGCCACAAGGTGGTCCTGGTGGACGAGACACCGGCTGTTGTGGACCTGCACGCCGTCCCGACACAGGAGGCACCGTGACCAGCCCGCTCCAACACCGCCGCACTTCTGGGCTCAAGCACGCCTGGAAGATGTGGATGTTCGATCGCAAGGCAAAGAAGCAGGCGCGCGTTCGTGAGCGCGAGTTCCAGGCGCTGCTCCGTAAGAGGTAGCCATGCCTGCCATGCACTACAAGAAATGCCCGTTCGGTGATGTCATCAAATCCGGTGGCGGCACATTCAACATCATCGCGCTGGACACCACCGGCGCACACGGTGAAGCATGTCCACTCACCAACATTCACCGACACGGGAAATGGCGCTGGTTTATCGCATCAGTACGGTGCGATTGCGAGTGCCACATCCCTGCCCGCAAGATCCCGTACACCATCGAGGAAACTCCCTAGGCCCAAGGAGGCCGCACATGCCCGCATCGGCACCGTCCCGCAAGTCCTTCACCATCACCATCCCCATCGGCCTCGTCATGCTGACGTGCGACGGCTACTCCGGTACCGAGGAGAGCGCGACCAAGCGCAGCACGTACATCGAGGCCACCGACGACAAGGGCAACAAGACCCTGCACCCGGTCGGCATGACCTCGTACAACAAGGTCACGGGTGCCAACGTCGCCAAGAGCGACTGCATCAAGGTCATCGAGTCGGCTGACGGCACGCTCGTCCCGGTCTCCGACGAGGAGGTGCAGGCGTTCATGTCCGAGAACGGCACGACCGAGTTCCTCGGCTTCATCAGCGCCGCCGAGTACAAGGCGAACTACGTCGAGGAGAACGTCTACCAGATCCGTCCGACCACCAAGATCGGTGGCAAGACGATCAAGGGCGACTCCCCTTACGCCAAGCCGTTCGCGCTGTTCACCGAGACGATGCGCCGCGAAAGCATGGTCGGCCTCGTGAAGTTCGTGCAGCGCGGCAACCCCCGTTACTACGCCTGGCTGCCCGATGGCACGCTGCGCTCGCTCCGGTACGACGAGGAGGTGCGTGAGAGCAAGCCGCTCCCGGTCGCCACCTTCTCCGACCCCGAGATCGAGATGGCGACGAAGTTGGTGCAGGCCAAGCGGCTGGACGAGGTTCCGGTCCTGGAGGACACGAGCAACGCCAAGATCGCCGAGTTCGTGGAGGCCAAGGCCAAGGCGATGGCCGAGGGTGGCGAGGTCGTGCTGCCCGTCGCTGTCGAGACCGACGACGCGCCGCCGAGCGACGACCTCATGGCGATGCTCAGCGCGAGCCTCTAACCTGCACTAATGATCGACGTTGAGGCCGAGGTCGCCTCCTACACCTACAAGCCAGGTGTCACGTTGTCGGTACACCCGACAGCAAGCCTCGTTGACGCATCCGTTCCATCCGACGCCCCAGGCTTCGAGTGGACGCTGCGCATCGCGGGGGAGGTCCTCGACTCAACCGATCCGACCAACAAGAACCTGACCAAGGCTGAGTTTC